GCAGCCAGCGGGGTCACGGAGAAGCCGAAGGTCACGTGGGACTGGCCGCAGGCGAAGGAATGAGTGACGGGCATCACTGGTCCGCGTGGTACCCCATAATGGACACGCGAGACGGATGCGGGCGAGGCCGGATGTGCCAGGCGCCGGGCTGCCCCGCGAGGGAAAGGGAGATGGATCATGGTCCACAAGCAGCAGCTGTCGAGGCTGCCGATGCCCGACTCACCGCTGGGCCTGTGCCTGGTGTGCACGATGATGCTCAAGGGAGCGGTCAACGAGGCCCTGAAGGGCCGGACGGACGCGACGGTCGCCGAGGCTGAGGCCATGGTGGTGATGGTCCACGAGGCAGGCAAGCACGAGCTGCGCGACGCGGTGGCGATCGGGGTCACCATGCTGCTCGGGCAGGCGATGAACGCCCCGCTGTGCTGGGCGCACCTGGCAGGCATGGCCGCGCCGGGCAAGGGCGGGCTGGTCCCGGCCGGCCCGATGGAGGCGATGGCGTTCGGGCAGCAGGCGAGGCAGAAGTGAGCCGCCTGATCATCGGCGAGATGGCCCTAGCGGAGGTGCAGGCAGAGGCAGCCAGGGCGCACGCGCACCACGGCAGCGACTCGCTGTACTACCCGAGCGCCACCAGCGAGCGCAGGCTGGCGATCCTGTCTGAGGAGGCAGGCGAGGTGGCCAGGGAGGTCAACGAGCTGCACCACGGCACGCCGGGCAGCCTGGAGAGGCTGCGCGCGGCGCTGGTCCAGGCCGCAGCAGTGACGCTCACCTGGATCCAGGCCCTCGATGACGCCGAGTCGCAGTGAGCGCGCCGGACTGCACCGAGGACGACGCCCCGCTGACCGAGGACTGCACGGAGGAGGTGAACAGCATGAGGGAGGACTGCAAGGATTGGGTACGTACGTCGAGCGATCCGGCAGCGCAGCTGCCGGAAGACCTGGCAAGGCGCCTGGAGGAAACGGCGTCAGCCTCGGCCTGACCAGGCCGGACTTCGTGATCACGGGCAGTACCAGGGCAGACGGGACTGTCCGTGTCGCGGCCAGCCGGAGGCTGAGCTTCAGCGAGCTGACGGCAGAGTTCGCCCACCAGCTGGCCGTCCTGGACATGCCCCCGGCGTTCCTGACGACGGACGTGCGGCTGACGTGCATCATGCACCACGCTGACCTGGTCATCGTCGAGGCGCCGGACTACGCGGCGGCCATGGCGGCTGTGCAGGAGCACTGGAAGGGGCAGCAGCAGGGCGAAGGGCCGCTCGGGCTGCCGCAGGGAGCAGGAGAGGGAGAATGAGGATCTACCTGGCCGGGCCTATGCGCGGCTACCCGGAGGACAACTTCCCGGCGTTCATGCAGGCTGCGGGCGCCCTGCGCGAGCTGGGGCACTTCGTGATGTGCCCGGCCGAGCACGACATCGGCGACTCCAGCCCGGACGGGCTGAGGATGAACCTCGCGATGGACACCACCTGGATCTGCCTGGTGGCGCAGGGCGTCGTGCTGATGCCCGGCTGGCGGGACTCGCTCGGCGCGCAGGCAGAGGCCGCCCTGGCGAGGCGCCTGGAGATCCCGTGCTGGGAGCTTGCGGGCTTCCTCCGCGACGGCGCGGCGGCAAGGACCGTTCACCAGGGAGACGGAGAGGGATCGTGAAGACGGGCGGGACGCGCATCTACTGCGCGCACTGGGACTGCGGCTGGAGCGCGCGCATCGCAGCGCGCGGGCTGGCGAGGTACCGCAGGCACATGCGGAGGAAGCACTCATGAACTGGCAGGACACCATCCTGACCTGCGTCGCCATAGTGTGCTTCACCTACGCCGTACGGGGCGTGAAGCGATGAGGGGCTGGACGGACGACGGGACCGAGGTCGAGCTGTTCCCCCATCAGGAGCAGGTCGTGCAGGCCGTCCTGGACTGGGACGAGGGCCAGTCGCCGACCGCGTTCCTGTGCTCGATGGGCCGGGGCGGAGGCAAGTCGGTGGTCATGGCCACCATCGAGGAGTACCGCAGGCGGAGGCGGCTCGGCTACATGACCTGGGCAGGGATCCGGATGACGCAGGCAGCCCATCCTGAGGAGACGATCCCCGAGGGGACCGCAGGCAGGTACCTGCTGTTCTGCCTGTCGCAGGTGCCGGATACCGCACGTGCGATGGCTACCGACCCGCAGTTCGCGGCGAGCGCGCACATCGCCAGGAGCTACCTGGACATCACCGAGCAGGAGGCCGGGGCGCAGGCCGCCATGAAGGCGGCCGGCGGCATCGCGCGCCGGATGGCCGAGGGGCTGCGCACCGTGGACATGATCATGCGCGACCCTGTAGTCATCCCCCGCCCGAGCGACGACCTGATCCGTGACCTGGGCGGGGATCCGGATGACAGCCGTCCAGGCGGCTGACCTTAGCGCCTGCCCCTACGGCGAGCAGCACGCCTGGATCAGTCACCACGTGCCAGGGCACCTGCTGTACTGGGTGCGGACCTGCATGCTGTGCAGCGCCATCGACTGGGACGACATCGACCGGGAGGTACGGAAGATCATGAGCGAGGCACCAGACCAGGCAACCGCCACCGACGGGATCAGCGTGGACAAGTCAGGACCGGGCACGGAGCGGGCGCCGTACTCGGTCGACGTCCCGCTTCCCGAGCCGCAGCCGGAAGCGGAGGCCGCACCTCCGGTTACAGGCCCTACTGCAGCTGGGACTGCTACTTCACCCGCCGGAGGTTCTGCCCAGCGCGTTAACCCCCTCGTGCGGATCGGCGACGACGTGTTCCTGCACGTCGAGCATGTCGCGCAGTTCGTGGAGAGGTTCGCCCGCGAGCACCCCGGCCTGGACAGGATCTTCGTGCAGGGCCTCCTGGGAGGCCTGCGCGAGCTGGTCGCCAGCGGCACGGCTGCCCAGGTGGGCGTCGCGGTCGTCGGCGCCCTGGACGAGAAGTCAGACAAGACAGGAGAAAAAGGATGAGCAAGAAGAGGATCCTGCTGCTGGTGGCGTTTCCCATCGCGGCGGTGGTGCTGGCGCTGGCGGGCGTTGCCCGAGCGGACACCAGCGCAGGCCCGGTCAGCCGCACGGTGTACGGCTGCGACCCGGCGATTCACGCGGGGTTCACCCCGATGTCATCGCCGAGCAGGAGCTGCCCGGCGGGCACGACCTCGGTCTCGATCGGCGGAACGGGCGCCACGGGGCCGGCCGGCAAGGCAGGCCCGTCCGGCGTGCAGGCCATCGCATCGCACGACTTCGTCGACCCGACGGCGGCGCTCGCTGTAGTGACCGGCGGGAGCTTCGTGAGCCTGTCCACGCAGGCGGGCAGCACGTATGACCTGGCAGCGGGCACGTACGAGGCGTGCCTTTCCGGCAAGGCAGAGCAGCCCGTTGCGGCCAGCGGGTCCGTGTCGGCCCAGCTGTTCCTGTATGACCAGGCAAAGAGCAGCAATTACACAGGTGACCTGCTCAACGTCAGTGCCGACACCCAGGGCGGGACCAGCCACGACGCGTACCTGAACGGGTGCACCATCGTCACGGAGAGCAGCCCCGTCACGCTGCGGCTGTACGCGTTCGGCTACGACAGCGACCAGGGGTCCGGCACGTACAACCTCATCAGCGCCACGCTGCACCTGGTGCAGCTGACGCCAGCCGGGTGACGCCGTGAACTTCAGTGAGGCCCTGATCTTCCTGCGAAGGAACCGGCGGCTGTTCCGCGAGGGGTGGAAGCACCCTGTCCACACGTGGATCCAGCTGCAGGTGCCGGACGAGAGCAGCAAGATGACGCTCCCGTACCTGTACATCGAGGCAGACGGCGGAGACCGGGTTCCCTGGGTGCCCGGCCAGGCCGACATCCTCGCGGATGACTGGGCGCTGTCAGCGTGATCTGCAAGCCCTGCCGCAACACCAACCACGCCAACTGCCCGGAGCTGGCGAGGCAGATGTCCAGCGCCCTGAACGGCACGGAGAAGGCGGGCAGCCGCCGATGCACCTGCCAGCACCAGAAGTCGTACGCCCAGCTCATCCGCGAGCAGGAGGCGCGGATGGCGGCCAGCATCGTCGCTAGTTCTGGCGCCGTGGCGCTGGTGCGTCCGGGGTGAGCAGCGACAGGCCTGGCGACCCGTTCGTAGTGCCCGCTGAGAACCCCGCCGAGCCGTGCACCGTGTTGTCCGGCTCGGCGGGCGGCATCGGCGGGTCAGCGTCCGTCCACGGGCGGGCGTAGCCGGCGTCCTCCAGCGGCGCCACCTGGTCATGGCGGCACCAGAACGGCTGCCCTGCGGTCACGTTCGGCAGCCGGCCCGACCACAGCGACCGGGACAGCGTCACCAGGGCGACCATCGGCACTGGCATGCTCGGGTAGGTCATAGCATCAGGGTAGGCACAGGGACAAGGGAGCAGTGATGGTCATCGAGCTGATCGGCGGTCCTAAGGACGGGTCGACCATGGAGGTGCCCGACGGCAAGCGGATGCCCAGTGAGATCACGTGCTCGCCGACCATGCCGCCAGGGGTGAGCGGCGCCGGCCGCGACCCGGACGTCTACATGCACGTGGGCAGCCTCGCCGCGTCGGGGCGGCCCGCCTACTACTACCAGTACCCGCATCACAGGAGGCCAGGGACATGAACGAGGAGAAGGCACGGCAGGCGCAGGCAGGCCTGGTGAGGGAGGCCAGCGACGCGCTGGAGCGGACGTGGAAGGGCAACGGCCTGGCCGAGGCACAGCAGGCCTACAGCGCCCTGCGGATCGCACTGGGCGAGAACCCGGTGCAGGCGCTCTGGGAGGAGCTGGAGCAGCTGCGCAGGGACATGCTGACGTACGAGGACCGGATCTTCGCCGGCACGGTCCACTACTGCATGTCAAGGGACCTGGGCACCGTGCGCGACTCGATCTCGGCGACCGAGGCGAGGATGGTCACCACGCCCCAGCGGATCCGCACGACCGACACGGGCGAGCTGTGGGAGCTGGGCGACGGCGGCACCTGGCACCAGCTCCCGCCCACGGAGATGCTGGCGGTCCTGAAGGAGCTGAGCGACGCCAGGGGCGAGGCCAGGCAGCTTGGCGAGGAGCTGGGGCGGCTGACCAGGGACAACCACAACCTCAGCGACGCGCTGGGCGCGGCCCGCCAGCTGATCGAGGAGCTGGGGCAGCCGGAATAGCCACCGGCAGGCCGGTGTTACACAGCACGAGGGCACAGGGAGTGCCCCGAGGGAGAAGGACATGGAGTACGCAGTCAGCGCGCTGAACGCGCTCAGCGGCCGGATCGGGATCGCCCGAGCTGCGGGCAGGAACGGCCGAACCGACGAGTACGGGATCTTCCAGGTGCGCGGCAACGGCACCCTGGACGTGAGGTACGAGGGGTACACCGAGGCCGGCATCATGCACGGCACCAGGCCCCGCGACCAGCACGTCCTGTTCAACACATCCGCAGACGGCCTGGACGTCACGATCTTCGGGCAGGAGGACGCGCGATGATCCACACGGACTACGTGAGCTTCAGGAAGCTGGGGTACGACGAGCACGACCAGCTGAAGGGCGGGCTGCTCAGGCGCCCGGCTGTCGAGGCGCTGTCGGGCGACCTCGGGATCGACTCCGAGGAGGTCAGCGCGATGCTGGCCATCGCCCGCGACGTCCGCAGGGAGAACGGCAACAACTACGCCGCCGTCTTCGCCATCGCGGCTGACCGGGAGCTGACGCTGTACTACGGCGGCCGGCTCTATCGGTGGCGGATCCTGGCCAGTAACAGCGACGCCAGCGAGCACTACCGCCAGCACGCGCCGGAGTACGCGCGCTACCTGGAGGCAGGCGACCGCGCCGATGACGCGCTGGAGCTGCTGGAGCAGGCTCGCAAGGCCTGGCAGCGGGCCGAGGCCGCCAAGCAGGCCGCGTTCGGCGCCTGGCAGCGGGCCGGGAGTCCTAGGGCGAAGTTCACCGAGCCAAAGAACGGCACCCCGGAGTGGGACGCGCTGTACGAGGAGTACCTGCGCACGCACGGCGCGGGCAGCTGGGAGCAGTTCCTGGAGGACAAGAAGGCAGGCAGGCGATGAGCGACAGCAAGTGGCAGGAGGCGCGCACGCAGCACGGCGCCAGGTACTGGCAGTATGACGGCAAGGACATCGAGGTCACCCGCGAGCCGATGCCAGACGGCAGCCAGGTGTACCGCTCCAGCACCGGACTGCAGCGCAAGGCCCGGCAGGTGTTCCCCTACGCGGTGGTCACCCCGGAGTTCATGTCGCTGCACGACAGGACCGAGACGGCCTGGAAGAGGCGGGACGCGGGCCAGCGGGACGGCAAGCCCGCTCACCTGGCGTTCATCATGGTGAAGGTCAGCGAGGCCACCGAGAACCTGGACAAGAGCGCGGGGGCACTGCAGAGCGCCGTCCGCGACGCGGCCGGCACCACAGCCGGCCTGCGGGGCACGGCGGCCACCCTGAGGCGCAAGGGCGTCACCAGGGATGACGCCGAGCGCCTGGCCAGCGACATCGAGCAGGTGAGGGCCACCAGGGACCTGCTGGCGGACGTCTACAGGGACGCGCTGGTCGACGCGCGCATCGTCCTGGCCGAGGCGAGGGCGAGCCAGCTATGAGCGCGTACACCGAGGCCCTGAAGCGCGAGAAGGGCAACATCAGCAGGTGCGACGACGCGGCGGCCATGGCCGGGTTCCTGCAGTCGGCGGCTCAGATCCTGCTCGGCGCGGTATCTGCCGAGCTGATCTGGGACGGCGCGCAGGCAGAGGGGCTGACCAGCCTGGAGCTGAACCGGCTCATCCACGATGACCCCGACTCAGCCCGCGACCTGATGTGGCCTGCGGGCGAGTGGGAGAGGCGCAGGCGCGAGCGGTACGAGGCGTGGAAGCGGCTCGTGCGGGACAGGGGGTAGGACGCTATGACCACCGAGACGGCAAGCCAGCGGCGCACGCGCACCTGGCCGATGATCACTGACGTGGGCATCGAGCACCCGTTCAACGGCAATGAGTTCATCGTCTGGCGGGTGTCGATCGACGAGGTGTCCAACGCCACCGGGACGCACTGGGCGCCGGTCAAGGGCACTCGCACCGAGGAGCCTGTCCTGCGGCTCGACCGCAGGCAGCTGGCCCAGCTCGCCGCATCAGCGGTCAGCTGGCTGGGAGGCACGCCGGAGCCTGAGGAATAATCACCGGCCGACCGGTGTAGTCCACTAGCAGCCCGGCAGGGAGCCGGGCAGAGGGAGAATGACGATGATCAGCTATGAGCGCGAGGTCGCGGTGGACGTGCTGTCCGCCAGCCCGTACTCGGCCGACCCGAGCAGGGCGCGCAGGCTGCTGATAGCGGCGGCCGAGTTCGGCGAGGTCGGCGACGAGCAGCACGGCGTGATGGTGGCCAAGACGCCGGAGGGCTTCGAGGTCACGCCCTGGCCGGGCGGGCGCAGCCGCGTCACCAAGCGGCAGGCAGCCCAGCTGCGGGACAAGGCCATGGAGATGGCCGGGGACCTGGCAGCGGCGTCAGCCCACGCGGAGAACCTGTCGCGGCGGGCAGGCGAGGTCGCGGCGTCCGGGCACGCCGGCACTGAGGACACTACGGCCATCGCCCGCCTCGCCGCAGACCTGGAGCGCGAGTACAGCGCGGTGCACGCGATATCGAACATCGTGCTGGACGGCGCGAGGATCCTACTGGAGCAGGGAGAGCAGGCACGATGAAGGCAAGGATCGACGAGTTCCCGGACGAGCTGGAGCCGGGGCAGTACGTCGTGCAGGCAGGCCCTGCGGACGAGCACGGGACGGTAACCCTCAGGCTGCTGGACCCGGCCACCATCCAGGTGTTCCCGGCCGGCGCGTTCGAGGCGTTCGGCACGAAGTGGGACGCCACGGTGAGCAGGCACGGGACGTTCGAGGGCGTGCTGCGCGGGTCTCCCGAGACCCGCGTGCAGGCCAGGGACTGGGACGACATGCTGAACCGGGCCAAGGTCATCGCGCGCAAGCGCCGGGCCAGGCTGCACGTCGAGTTCACCGAGGTGAGCCAGTCCGGCTCCGTCCGCCACGGCGTCGTCTACGGGCTGAACGCGGGCAGCGGGAAGCCGATGGTCGAGTGGGACGACGGCACCAAGGACACGCAGTACAGCGCGTCCTACGGCTACGGCGGCATGGCGGTGCTGCCGCCCATGTCGAAAGAGGACGCGGAGAAGGCCAAGGCCCTGCGCATCGCGGCGGCCCAGAGCGCCAGGGACTGGTCGGCCTTCTTCGGCGACCAGGTCCGGCGCACTGCCCCGGCCGGCGGCAGCTGGAACCTCGACACAGAGGTCCAGCGCGCGGTCGAGGAGGCCATGAAGGAGGCCACGAGGCTCGCCACGGCCAGGGAGTAACCTCCCCTGGCAGCGCAGTACCCAGATGACCCTGTCCCCGCTGAGAGGAGGAGCTATGGCCAGGGGAACCCAGAACGCGCAGATGCAGGGGCCTTACAGCCCTGCTGCGCCCGAGCTGGCGGAGCAGCCCTGGATTGGCTGCCCGTAAGCGCGAATAAGGCCCCGGATTCCGCTGACCAGGCGGTTCCGGGGCCTTTTCGTTGACGATTCAGTGGCGAGAGTCGTGTCCGGCCTGTTATCGTCGGCGGAGCAGCCGTCACGGCGGGAATTCCCTGGCAAGATCCCCCGCCAGAGCGGCTTTCATCAACCAAGGGCAAGGATACAGGAATGACCACGCTTGCTGAACGGGTCCTCGCAGGTGCGAGCCGCTTTTACAGGAACGTCACGGGCACCGGCTACGCCGGCCGCAGCAGCGGGAAGCGGGCCGCAGCGGTCCTGAGCGGCGTCGCGGCGGTCGCGGCGGTCGCCGGGCTGGCTCACTACACCGTCAAGCCGGGGGACACTCTCTCCTCGATCGCGCAGGCCCAGTGCCACAGCGCGGCCGACTGGACCGGCATCTACAGCGCGTCACGGCACTCCCTCGGGTCGGACCCGAACCTGATCTACCCCGGCCAGAAGGTCACCGTCCACTGCGCCACGGACGCGAGCGTCCTCGCCGCGCCGGCAGCGCCCGCCAGGGCGTCCCGGCCAGCAGTCCAGGACGTCGCCAGGCAGCCCGTGCGGGCCAGCAGCGGGGACAGCGACAGCGACAGCATCAGCGGCGACGGCGGCCACGCCGTGACCGCAGCGGCCCCCGCCCACGCGCCAGCGGCGAAGGGCGCCGCAGCGCCCGCCAGCGGCTGCTACGACCCCTCGGGCACCCTGACGGACGCGCAGGTCGCCATGGTCTGGACGTGCGCCGGAGGGCCGTCCTGGGCCGTTCCAGGGGCTGAGGCGGTCAGCATGTGCGAGAGCGGGCACAACACGCAGGCCTACAACCCGAGCGGCGCCACCGGGCTGTTCCAGATCCTCGGGCAGGTAGTCGACTTCGGCCGGTCCCTGTACGACGCGGTGGTCAACGCGGCGAACGCCGTCTCCAAGTTCCAGTCCTCGGGAAACACATGGAGTGCCTGGGTTTGCCAGCCGTGAGCCAGGAATAACACAGTGTCATTTCGTGTTGTCCTATGCGAATAGGGAGAAGCGGAAATGAACGAGATCGTGACGACGACGTCGGCGCTGCCGGGCCTGTGGTCCCAGCTGCTCGGCGTGGCGCTGTTCGTCCTCGTGCTGCTGGTCATCAGCGGGTTCTGGACCACGGCGTTCCCCGGCTGGCGCAGGCACCGCGAGGTCGCGGCCCTCGACGCCGAGCTGGACGCGCTGCAGGGCCAGGCCACGCTTGAGGCGTACCTGCGCTGCCTGCGGATTGAGCGGGCAGCACGAGGTACCGTGGAGGCCTAACAGGTCCCAGGCCCGTTGCAGGCGCGCATATCTGGCACCCACCAGCAGCGCGGCGCGGGCGGCTGGATGACTGCAGGGGCGCCGACCCGTCGGAAGTGAGGCGCCCTCGCAGGGCGGACGGCCATGCGGCGCCACCACCTCGCCCCCGAGGGTGAGGCGCCGCAGGCCCCCGCTGCATGCACAATGGACACATGATCTGGCACTGGGTCATCCACACGCTGGGGGTCGACAACGGGCTTCCCTACGGCACGTGGAACTGGTACAACTTCCTGTCCGGCTCCGGCTCCGACATCGGCGAGCTGACAGTCGCGGGCGCACTGGCCGCAGGACTCTACGGCTGGTACAAGCGCAACAACTGCCACGCGCCCGGCTGCCCGCGCATCGGGATCCACCACATGGCCGGAGGGGAGTTCCGCGTGTGCCGGCGGCACCACCATGTCCCGGTCATCACCCTGGAGCACATCCACCAGGCGCACAGGGAGTACACGGAGGGAAACGCCAGGTGAAGCTACTGCACACCCACGGCCGGCTGGTCGGGTTCAGCCACAAGAGGCGGACCCGCTACCCGCACAAGCCGGACCTGGTGACCACCTGCCCGCACATCGTCAGGAAGCTGTACATCAGGGCGGAGATGCGCGCCGGGCACGTGCCGGGGTCGGCTGAGTGCAAGGCCATGCACGACCGCGAGCACGCGGCCTGGCGCGAGCGCAACGGGCTGCCGCCGCTGTCGCTGGTCATCGAGGAGGACCCGCCGCCGCAGGCCTGGATGACCGACCGTGACCAGGCGATCATCGCCATGATCGGGGACGACGATGGCGCCTCCTAAGGGCGTCTTCCCAGGCAAGGGGCACTGGGCCGGGCCGAACCGGTGCGGGCAGCCAACCAAGCTGGGCCAGCCCTGCCAGGAGTGGGAGATCGACGGCCTGGACGCCTGCCTGCGGCATGTCCCCGACGAGCTGCTGGACGAGGCCGAGGAGCTGACCGGCGAGCGGCTGTGCAGGCACAACGGCCGGTGCTCCAACAAGGCCGTGGCGGGCAGCGACCCCGCCCGGTGCGTCACCCACGGCATGGCCGGCGGCGGGGACGGGCGGAAGTCGGCGACCATGAACCTGGTCGAGGGGCAGGCAGCCGACCGGCTGGCGGCGATCATGACCGCGCACGGCGAGAAGCTCATGCACCCCGACCCGATCGGCAACCCCCTCGATGAGCTGCTGGCGCTGGCGGCGGAGATCAAGGCGGGCAAGGAGCTGCTGCGCGAGGCGGTGCAGGTGCTCTGGTCTCAGAACAAGATCAGGTACGCGCACAGCAAGGCGGGCGAGCAGCTGAGGGTGGAGATCCTGCTCTACGAGCGCGCCCTGGAGCGGTTCGGCAAGATCCTGGTCGACATCTCCAAGCTCAAGATCGAGGACCGGCTTGCCGGGATCAGGCAGCAGACCGCCGATATGATCGAGCGTGCGCTCGACGACGCGCTGGAGGACAGCGGCGTCGGGCTTGAGGGCAAGGCGGCGGCCCGCGCGACGCTGGGGCGGCGCCTGCACATCGTCAAGGAGCAGGGAGCCGCGTCATGACGCACGCACGCCCGTCGGCGCAGTACAGGTACGAGCACTACGACCCCCGGAGGAAGTCATGACGCTCAGCGCGAGCTGGGAGGGCACGGCGAAGGACCAGGTCACGGTCAGGACGACCTACGGACCCGTCACGAACCTGGTCACCGAGGACAGGGGCCACGTGGCCAGCTTCTGGAATGAGCTGGGCAGGCTGCTGGCGCAGCACCCCGAGCACCGTGAGGCGATGGCGAAGGGCGGCTACCAGCGGTACGCCCAGCACGCGGGCTACGTGTCCGTCCGGGGCGAGGAGCTGCCCGAGTGGGATGACGCGAAGGAAGACGTCCGCGAGCACTGGCGTGCCATCTACGGCTAGCCCGCACGCCGTGGACCTCGCGGTCCTCGGCATGGTGCAGGCACGGTTCGAGAAGCCCGCAGGAGACCCGCGCGTCCGCTGGCGGCAGGACGCCAGGCCCGACCAGCTGCTGCCCCCGATGGACGGCAGCTGGCGGGTCCTGCTGCTGTCCGGCGGGCGCGGGTCCGGGAAGACGCGGGCCGGCGCGCAAGACCTGGCCGAGATCATCCAGGGCGACACCGACGGCGAGGGTGAGTACGGCATCGTGGCGCCCACCTACGCCGACGCCTGGACCAAGTGCGTCGAGGGCGAGTCCGGCCTGCTGAGGGCGCTGGGGACCTCGATGAAGGAGGTCAAGGCGCACACGTCCAAGACGGTTCGGAACGCGTGGCGCACCTACGGCCAGGTGATCCTGCACAGCGGCATCGTCGTCTACATCGACTCGGCCGCTGAGGGAGGCCTGCGGATCCAGGGCCGCAACCTGAAGGCTGCCTGGTGCGACGAGATCGGCCTGTGGGAGAAGTGGGAGACCACCTGGAATGAGTCGCTGCGGTACGCGGTGCGCCATGGCGTGTCTGTGATCATCGCGACGGCCACGCCCAAGGCAGCCAGGCCGGCCGCCCGGCTGTTCCGGTCCCTGCTGCGCAACGAGGAGGAGCACGGCGGGGTCATCTCGCGCCGGCTGCGCACCGTCGACAACCGGGACAACCTGTCCGACGCGTTCTACCGGACGGTCATCGGCGCGAGCAGGGGAACCCGGCTTGAGCGGCAGGAGCTTGAGGGCGTCCTGCTCGACGACGTCCCCAACGCGATGTGGACGCTTGAGCTGCTGGAGTCCATCCAGGTCCCGGCGATCAGCGGGCCGGACGGCGAGCCGTGGCTGCGCAACGCGGTGATCGGCGTCGACCCCTCCGACGGCACCGAGACCTCCGACGAGCAGGCCTACACGATCGCCGGGCTGGGGTTCGGCGGCGACGACACGGTGTACGTGGCCGAGAACTGGGGCGGCCAGGAGTCTCCGCCGCAGTTCGGGCGCAGGGTAGTGCTGAAGGCCGTGCAGTGGCAGGCGCGGATCGTGGTCGAGCGCAACCACGGCGGGCAGTGGATGATCTCCATGTTCCGGCAGGTCATCAAGGAGCTGCAGGCAGACGGGCTGGTGCCGCCCGGCCACGTGCCGGTGATCGAGGAGGTATGGGCCAGCCAGAACAAGCGCACCCGCGCTGAGCCGGTGGCCGCGCTGTACCAGCGGATGAAGGTCCGGCACTGCAAGATGGAGCGCCGCGACAGGCAGGGCGAGCTGGACTCCGAGGGCATGATCGAGCTTGAGGACCAGATGAAGACGTTCACCGGGGCTGAGGGCGAGCGGTCCCCGGACAGGATGGACTCGATGGTCTGGGCGCTGCAGAAGTTCCTGTACCTGTCCAGCGTCCCGCAGGAGGCCGCACGGCCCCGCAAGTGGGCCACTGACTCCGACTCGGCGATCCTGGACGCGGCGGGCGGCTCGCTCGGGTTCTCGCCCACCGAGCCGAGCAAGGAGGCGCAGGCCAGCAGGCGCCTGGTGACCGCGCACGGAGGCGCCTACAACGTCGCGGGCGGCGACTGGACGCCCGACGGGTTCGCCCCCCAGCCGGCCGACGACGACGAGTCAGCACGCCCGTCTGGGCGAGCGGTCGTGCATCCTTACCGCTGAGCGGGCATGATGAGCAGCAAGTCCTCAGCGGCATACGCCGCCCGAAAGCAAGGGAGGTGATGCCACTGTGGTTGATTCATCCAAGAAGAAGGTAGCTGGACTAGAGAATGTAGTTGAGTTTCCTGATCTTCCCCCAAAGGGGAGCAAGTCTGCGGGCGGAGGTAGGCGCTCGCTGCTTGGTCCGGAGATCGGCACGCAATTACCCAATTTGACTGGGGTCAGAGGTTGTTTGCGTACTATGGGGAAGGTGATGTCTTTGACTACGGTTTAAGGCGAGTGGGGCGCGAGGGACATGAAGGTCATGTTCTCCCGCGACGGCATCTCCGCAGCGCTGGCGCAGGCACTCACCCTCCCGATCAGGCAGGCAGACAGGTCGATAACCGGGGGCAAGGGGGACAGCGGCGAGGCCAAGCTGGCGAACAGCGTCCTGATGACGCCGGACTCCGAGGGCGGCATGAAGACCCCGATGTCCGAGCTGATAGGCCAGGTCACGTCGGCCCAGATTTTCCGGCGGTCCTTCTTCGAGAAGACGTTCAAGATCCGCGACAGCGACGGCAAGGTCATCTACGACAAGATCGCCTACCGGCCCCCGGCGACCTGCCAGGCCCGCTACAACGACCGCAGCGGCGAGCCGAACGGGTTCCGCCAGCAGGTGTGGCTGTTCGGCGGCAACCTGATGGTGCAGCGCAAGCAGAAGGTCCCCGGCTACGTCGACATCCCACGGATGCGCAGCTACATCTACACCCACGGCAAGTACCGCGAGCCGATGACCGGCGTGTCCGAGCTTGAGGTCTGCTACTGGTGCTACCAGACCAAGATGAAGCTCCTGTACCTCTGGTACCACTTCCTGGAGAACCAGGCCCTGCCGCGCACCATCGTCTACGGCAACGACCAGAACGAGGCCAACGCCAAGGCGAGCGACATCGCCTCGCTGAAGTCCAGCGGCGTGGTCGGCCTGGAGCGCCCGAGCGACAACGCCAAGACATTCGAGGTGCTGGAGGGCAGCGGCGACGGCGGCAAGTTCTTCTCCGAGGCGATGGCCTGGCTGGAGAGCTGGCAGACGCACAGCATCCTGGCAGGGTTCCTCGCCCTGACCGGCAGCGCTACCGGCGGGAAGGGCAGCTTCGCCCTGTCCCAGGACCAGTCCAGCTTCTTCCTGCAGTCCAGGCAGGCAATCGCCACGGAGATCTCCGAGTCGATCGCCTACGACGTGATCCGGCCGCTGATCCTGCTCAACTTCGGCAGCAAGGCCGTCTTCCCCACGTTCAAGTTCGGCCCGCTGGAGGATGAGCAGGCGCAGGCGATCATGACCCTGTTCGGCCAGCTGAACGCGGCGCCCGCCATGCACATCCCGCTGCCCGTGTTCGACATGATCTGCGAGCGGATGGCCTCGATCCTGCAGCTGGACGTGGACGCGGTGCACGAGGCGCTGTCCTCGACCGCCAACCAGCGCGCCGAGCAGCTGGCGGGGAACCCGCCGCCCGGCATGCCGCCGGAGGCAGCGGGCAGCCTGGGCGCCATGCAGGGCATGACCAGCGCCGCGTTCGGCATCGCCCAGCAGGCCGGGGCGCAGAACGGAGGGCTTCGGCCTCCCCCGGCGCCAGGGCAGCGCGCAGGGGGCACGCCGGGGCAGGCCGGCCAGCCGCGCGTGCAGCAGGCGCCCGCAGGCCCGCCACGGCCCCCGTCCAAGCCCTCGATGAACTCGCCTACCGGCAAGCTAGGGGGGTGATGATCCTGACATCCAGGGGAGGTTCGCAGGCGTGGGAGTCACAGATGTCGTGGCCTTGTTCGACGGGGGCGTGGGCGCGGCCAGTGTGCTCGTCATCGTCCTGGCGCTCATCGTCACCGGCTGGCTTAACACCAAGGGCGCGATGGATGCCAAGGACAAGCAGATCGCGGACCTGACGCAGGCGCTGCACGATGAGCGCACCCGATCGGACATCAATGTCCAGACGGCACACGTCGTCAGGGAAGTGATGACCGGACTCCGTAAGGAGATTAGCCAGTGAAATGGTTCTGGAGGAGGCACATGAGGGGAGGGGTAGCAGCTGCCCGCGCGGAGCGGGAGCTGTCGGAGAAGAGGCTGGCGGAGACTGAGCCGCTGCGGCGGACATTCCATGAGATGATCGAGCAGAACCACGTCGCAGGCATGGTGAGCGACCTGGTCCGCGAGCGCAGGGAGGGGAATAGTGGTAACGGAGCACCTGCTGGTTGACCTCATTGAGAACGGGGTCATCGTCGCGTTTATCCTCTCGGTACTGTTTCCCGCCATCGGCATTCCCAAGATCGGCTACTGGCCATGGTGGAAGAATGAGTTCGGGTGGAATGTCATATTCTTTGACGCCACCGTGGCACTGGCCCTTCTCGGGCCTTTCCTGCACCGTGTTATCGGGCTTAACCCGGACGCCTACGCATTCCTGTGGATTGACACGGTGGCCATCTGGCTCATCCCGGTGAGCATCCTCTGGCGCTGCATCGCGATATGGCGCACGCAGCGCTACAGGAAATGACCACCCCGGCGCCGCCCCAGTCGCAGCCCCCGGCGGCGGGGCAGGCTCCTCCCGTCATGCCACTGGCCGTCGTGATCGCCTCGGTGCTGGCGACCGAGGTCACCGTGGCCGCAGCCGCAGCCATCATCACCGCGACGCCAGCCTGGCTGCAGGCGAGGAGCGAGGGGCTTGCGCTCAGGGCGGCCCTGGACGTGGTGATGGGCATGCCGCCCGACGCGCACGGGATCAGCGGGCCAGCCAGCGCGCAGGTGGCCAGGCTGAACCTGCTGCGGCGCGCTCAGTTCGCGGTCATGGCGACGCGCAGGATCACCGCCGACATCATCGCCGCCCGCAGCCACGGGATCCCTCTCACCCAGGCGCTGGCGGAGTCGGTGACCCGCGAGCGGAGGTTCTTCGGCCAGCACATGACGGCCATCTGGCAGCGCAGGCAGGCAGCCGCGATGGCCGACACAGCCGCGTCCACGTACGGGCTGCTGCTGGGGTGGCACACTGTCCTTGACAAGCACACGTCAGCTGAGTGCCGGGCGGCCAACGGCCGGAACTTCAACGTCACGAGCATGCCGTCCATCGGGTTCCCCGGAGGGGTGCACCCGCACTGCAGGTGCTACCCAGGGCGGCCATGGCCGGGAGGAAGGATGCTACCCAGTGGCAGGTAAGGCGGGATCGTACCGGCCCCCGGCGAGCAGGGCCACGGCCTACCGGCCGGTAGCCAGCCGGCGCAGGGAGACGGCGGGCAGCATGCGCCAGCTCGCGGGCAGGCTCAAGGACGACCACCCTGAGATGGGCATGCACCAGCACCTGAGGGACGCGGCCAGCGCCCTGGAGCGCGGCGCCACTCAGGCCGCCCAGAGGCACCTGACGGCGGCGATCGGCAATGCCGCGCCGCAGTCCCTGTACAGGCACGGCATCACCAGCGACGCGGACTACCACCGGGCCAAGCTGAACATGGACGCCGTGCACAGGCACCTGCTGCTGGTCAAGGACATCGCCGACGACGAGGACCACAACAACTCGCTGCCCCGCGCGTCTGACTTCCCCGAGCAGGGCACGCCGACGTCGCCCCTCGCGGCTGTGCCCACGGGCCAGCAGCCGGGCGGGGCACGGGCGCTGCCCACCGGAGGCCCGGACGCCAGCGTGGCGATGCCGCAGAAGGTCACCGGGCCGGCCACGAGGCAGGTGGCAGCGTCCAGGAGCGGTGGCCGTGCCATCGACTTGTCGCTGTTCAACCCCCTGGAGCGTCGCAACGCACGCGGGGAGTGGGACCGGGCGGGGGCGGCCGATGCAATCGAGAAGGCGTACGCCCGGCACAAGGTGGACCGCGTGCCCGGCTACCGGGCCAGTGCGCCCGCCCTTGTGATGGCGGGCCGGGTCCATGAGGCGGCCGATGAGATCGACGGCAATGCAGACCGGGCGCGCAGCCCAGGCGACGCCAGCGCGCTGCGCAGGATGGCCGGCCAGGTCCGCTCTGCCCCCGTCAATGACACATCGTACGTGCACAAGGAGGAGGCAGCGCTGGGGTTCGAGCCTGACGCGACCACGCTGTCAGCCGCCCACGGCAAGTCCAATGACGACCTGGAGAATGACGCGGGCTTCCACACGTCCGTCCCCGCTAACGTTGATCCGCAGGCGCAGGAGGCCGCGCGGCGTGAGCTGCTGGACCGCACGATCGTGGGCAACTACCGGCCCCCGTCCAAGCTGCGCATGCTGAGTGACCTTCAGGCCCGCGACCCTCGCGCGGCAGCCAGCGTAACTAAGGCGCACAAGGATCTGCAGGCGCAGTGGGGCAAGGTCTCACGGGCCTACGGGCCGATGATGGCCGACCAGCGCACGCGCAGCCTGCCTGGCGTGTCGACGAGCTGGGGTGATGCCGAGCGGGCAGCCCTGGACCTGTCAGCGGACACCGCGAGGCTGGCGGCGACCCCTGCCCCGCGCGGCAAGCCCGGCGGGCCAGGCTTGTACAACGTCAAGGGGAACATGCACTCCCCGTACTTCCAGCAGGTGGTCAAGGCCCTGATCGAGAAGAGGGGGATGCCGCCGGGGAAGGCCTACCCGATCGCCTGGGCAGCGCTGCGCAAGTGGGAGCGCGGCGGCGGCCACGTCCACCCCGAGGTGCGCGCGGCGGCGGCCGGGAGCCTTGCCCTGGAGAAGGTCGCGGAGGCAAGAGCGCATGCACACGCTAATGCAACGTGGGACGACGTATGCGCGGCAATCGAGCTGACAGGCACGGCGGCAGGATCGGCCAAGGACTCGCGCAACGTGCTCGGCCAGTACGGCAGCGGCGGCCAGCAGGCGCAGAAGGGCCAGCAGGCCAAGGGCAAGCAGCCCACCGCGCACCAGAAGCACATGGCCCACCTGTCGCACCTGAAGGTCGTGGCGCAGAAGAGGTCGGCGATGCTGTCTCAGGCCAGGAACGACCGGGCCAGGGCGAACACGCTGATCGCCCAGCGCAACGCGATGATGAAGGCCCTGGCCAGCGCGAGCGGCAAGGTGACAACCGGCCAGGCGGGGTCCAAGACGACCGCGAAGGCATCGACCACGGCGTCCAACGCCCCGGCAGCCACCACCACGGCAGCGAAGACGACTACGGCCACCACCACGGCAGCGAAGAAGACGACGGCAACGGCAGCCAGGCCGCCCGCGAGCGCGGCCCAGCTCAGGGCGGGCATAGCCACGCTTAACACGCAGATATCCCAGCTACAGGCGCAGGCGGCACAGCTGACCGCGCAGGCTGCGAGGCTCAAGTGAACATCGATGAGGCCATCCTGCTCGCAGTCCTGGGGGCTGGCGCGGTCGAGCTGGCCGGGCCTAAGGGGTACGTGCACGGCTGGCGGTACGTCGGCGGCCCAGGCCTGCCGTCTGTCCCGCCCGGCGGCCGGCATGGCGTCGACCTGCGGGGCAACTCGCTGCGAAGGCGCGGGTTCGGCGAGAAGTCCGTCGGCGTGGCGCGGTCCAGCGAGGGTTCGCGCGGCGCCCTCGCGCACAAGGCGATGCCCGCCAGCGCGGGGTCGCCCGAGCACGCGAAGGAGCTGAGGGCGCTGGCGGCGGAGGCCGACCGCAGGCAGGTGGAGAACTACAACCTGCTCAAGACGCACGGCGGCGGCGCCAGCTTCCACGACATGCAGCGGGCCGGCGGCACGTCACCGGACAAGGTCCCCGAGTCCGAGACGGCCAGGACGCTCCGGCGCGCGGCCACCATGATCGAGCGAGGCCAGCCGTCCCTGGCGCGCGTGCACGCCGGGACGCTGAAGGCAGACTCGGCCACTGAGCGGCGGATGCGCCCGGAGTACTCCGACCGGCTGTCGGCGGCGGCCGACAAGCTGCGGAAGCTGCCCATGAACGAGGGGCTGGCCCGCAACCCGGCCGACAACGCCGAGTCGCTGAGGCGAACCGCGCAGGCCCAGGCGTACGCGTCCGGCGAGTCGCGGCGGAGGCTGATCGCCCAGCAGGCGGCGAACAGGCGGCGGAACGCGAGGCTGAGCTGGGAGGACACGTGGACGGCGATCGAACTGGCCACGCTGGGCTGATCAGCGAGCAGCTGGACCTGGCGGGGTGGGAGACCGCCTGGATGCACGAGCTGCGCGGGAAGAACGGTGAGTGGGCCAGGAGCGGGGGATCCGGCGGCCCCGACTACTCCAGCGTCAGCAAGAGGCTGCAGATGCTCGGCGGTGAGCCGGGGGCGTGGCCGATCTTCAGCCAGATCATGGGAGACGCTGACCGGGCGCTGCAGGACGGCAAGCCGCTGGACGCGAAGAAGCACCTGCGGACGGCCATCAAGCTGATCACCGAGAAGCCCAGCGCGAGCGGGATGGGCAGCCCGGAGACGCTGAAGTCGATGATTGACGAGATCACGAGGGAATCCCGCAAGGACACCACGCCCAAGCCGGAGAAGTTCTCCACCGACGCCGACCTGCGCAACCAGATCCTCAAGGAGGCCAAGGGCGCCGAGGACATGGGCAACGACGACATCGGCGAGCGGCTGCGCTGGGCGGCGCGCGTGCTGGAGGCGTCCGACCCGAACACGAACTACAGGGGTAAGGCTGCGCACTTCATAGGCCTGGCCGCTGACCTGGCCCACGACAAGCGGGACCTGAACCAGGAGAAGCGACTGAGGTCGCTGATCCACCGGGTGAACATGATGCAGGGCGACGTCGTCCAGAAGGGCACTGACCAGGAGTACGCGCTGAAGTGGGCGGACAAGGCAGCCAAGATCGTGCCCGGCCTGCTCAGCGGCAGGGCGCCCGGCCTGCTCGGCGGCAGGGAGCACAGCGCGTGGAACGGCCAGCTAGGAGTCTTCGCCGCCTCGGGCAACCCGTACCTGGAGGCTGACCTGGACTGGGACGGGCGGATGCGCGTCTCCGACGTGATCGCCGCCCAGGTGCGCGAGGACATGGAGTCCGACGGCGAGGTCAAGCACCCCGAGGCACTCATGATCCAGCTGCACGAGCTGATCCACGGGACGCTCCCCGGCAGCACAGACCGGACGGTTCCCGGCGTCACGCAGAGGCAGTCCGACGCCCTGCTGGCGTTCGACCACATGGACTCGTTCACGTACCGGGACGGCCCGGAAGGCTCATATCACTCGCTGGCCGAGCTGCAAGCCGAGCACGGGCTGTCCGACGCCAGTGACATCACCCTCGCCAGCCTGTCGGACAGCGGGTACCTGGAGCACCGTGAGCAGCGGACGGAGAAGAACTACGCGGGCGTAATTACAGTGAAGCCCGAGGAATGGCGGCTGTCAGCAAAGGGCGTGAGCGCCATTCCCAAGGCGCCGGAGAGCTACAAGGCGCACATGTCCGCCTACCAGGACCCGACTAATGCGGCGATCGAGGAGGGCAATACCGAGCTGGGGGCCATATTCCACGCCCCGGAGTTCTTCGATGCGATGGGCGTGGGAGGCCGTCCCACGCCGATTACCGCAGTAGACGAGAACGGCGCCCCGGTCGACAACCCGGAGGCGCTGGCCAAGCTGGGCGAGATCAAGAAGGCGATCGGCGACATCCAGAGGAGGCTGGCGGACTCGTCGCTCCCGCACGGCCAGGCGCAGGCCCTGGAGATCGCGCGGTCACTGGGCGACGTGCGGATGTACATCGCGGTGTACCACGACGACGTCAATGCGCTGTCGCACCTGTCCAAGCTCCAGCACTCCGGCTGGCCGGAGTTCTCCGGGGACGCCGACAGGCTGAGGAAGATGATCGGCGAGTGGAAGGCCCTGGGCAGCCAGAAGCACGCCACCCTGAGCGAGTACGCGGAGCGCCTGCAGAATCCCGACCGCATCATGAACGGCGACGCGTGGGGTCACTACCCGCAGCAGACGGCAGCCGCCTACCAGTGGGCCAGGCTGGTGGCCGACGCGAGGGGCAACGGGCCGGAGGGCATCCGGGCGGTCTCCGACGAGATCAACCGGCAGGGGCCGGCAGGCAAGCGGTGGGCCATGGCCACGCAGGTCGCCATGCTTGCGACAGGCAATGACGTCCCTGACCCGTCTATCACGAAGGCCGCGCTCCGAGAGATAGGCCCGAATCCGAAGATCGGCGGGGATGCCGTGGTACAGATGAGCGATGCGTACGACCGCGCGCTGCAGGCAGCGCAGGCGTACGCACTGGCCATACAGAGGCACCCAGAGGCGGCGAGGCCATGATCCAGCTCACCCCCGAGGGGCAGCAGGCGGCGGACATCGCCAGCTGGGCGTGGGAAGACCCGGCAGGCCGGGTGGACGAGGCAATCAGGCAGGTCGGCGCCCTGGCCCAGACGCTGCCCGACGGCAAGGCCCTCATGCAGGTCCAGGACGCGGGCACCATGCTGGCCAGGCTGAAGGGAACCGTAGGCCAGCCCGAGGTGACGACCGAGCAGCACGCGCCCCGGTTCACCTGGGGCGAGAGCGACCTGGACTTCTCATGACCGCGCAGATATCCGAGCAGCTCGACCTGGCTGCCTGGGAGCACGAGCTTCGAGGGTCGCACGGGCGGTGGATCGTCGGGAGCCTGTCAGGGATGGCACCGGTCGGACGCCGAGTACAGCACCCGGACTACGGCAGGGGCCAGGTTACGGACGTGTTCGAGGACGAGCACAAGGCCACGGTGCGGTTCAAGGGCGGGAAGACCGTCGACTTCCCCTACGAGGCAAGCGACAGCACGGGCAGGTTCCTCGACCCGCGCGGCACCATCCCGCCTAAGTACTTCGGATTCCAGCCAGCGCCGCCGCACCTGGACAGCGAGCTAACCGGGCGTGAGTACACACCCAATGAGAAGACGGCAATAGAGGACTACGTAGCGCCCGGCGACAATGCGCTAATCGCCGGGCTGCTGCGCGGTGACAAGTCACTGCTCCGGGGGAGCATAAAGGACGAGCTTGTCGTCAAGGATGCCATTAACAAGCTGGACAGCGCGGAGTCCAGGCACTCGCTGGCCGAGGACACGGACTTTCACCGGGGCATCGCGATGACCCCGGCACTGTCGGAGAAGATGAAGCCGGGCGCGCAGTTCACCGACCCGAACTACACGTCCACCAGCGTGTCGTCTGAGTGGGCTGACCAGTTCGCCCGGTTCAGGTCGCAGATCCCGTCGGTGCTCGATCCCGAGGCACGCAAGCACACGGGCACCCCGTACCACGTGATCGTGCACGCGAAGGTCGGCCAGCACGTCATGCCGGGCGAAGGCGACCTGGGAGAGTGGGTGCTGCCACGGGGCAGCAGGTACCAGGTGTTGGCCCGAGACGACACCGCGCACACCATCGAGCTGGCCATGATCCAGGCGCCGCCGCCCCCGGCCGTCACCGAGCTGGGCTGGCGGTTCGACCCCCTTGAGCACCGTAACCGCCACGGGGAGTGGACGCGGGACGCAAGCACCAGGGAGTCTGAGGACCCGCACTGGGACACGCCGGGCACGGACTACAAGGTGCCCGACCATGACCGGCTGATCAGGCGGCGCAAGGACGGCAGCGTAATCAGCGACCCGGCTGACCACCCGTTCTTCGCGAAGCACCAGATGTCGGCGAAGAACATCGTCGATGCCTATCACGACTCGACGCCGGACGAGCGCGAGACAGGCAAGCGCTGGTACTCGGACGCGCACCTGCTCGGGCGGATGCTCGGCAGCGGGGACGCGGACAAGGGCGCCGCGCTGCTGAGCGTCTTCTCGCCCCAGACCGCGTGGCCGGTCAACATGATGAACGCGGCGCGCAGCATCGAGCTGGGCCACCCCGTCGACAAGGGCATCGGCGTCACCGGGCGGATCAAGGACACAGCCCAGGCGATCATGGACGGGAAGACCGGCGACGCCGCCTTCCCCTCGCCCAAGACCAGGGCGTTCTACCGGCTCATCCGCAACGGCGGTGACCTGCCCGGCGAGAGCGACGGCGAGGTGGTCATCGACCGGCACGCCCTGTCGGTGGCGGCCGGCAAGCGGCTGCTCAAGGACGACGTGGACGGCAAGGTCAAGGAGGACCAGGCCCCCGTTGACTCCCCGCAGGGCTACGCGCACATCGCCGACATGTACCGGCAGGCCGCTGAGCAGCTGCGATCTGAGGGCGAGGACGTATCCCCGCACCAGCTGCAGGCGATCACCTGGCAGCGCCAGCAGCGGGTCAACAACGCGGAGGACCAGCTGCTCATCCAGGCAGCGCAGAAGGGCACGCCGTGGAAGTCAGCCAAGGGCAGGGCGACCTCGGTGGCCAACTTCTGGGACAACTGGGACTCCTACGCCGCCGCGCACAACCTGGACGTCCAGCACGGCACCACGGCGCTGGCAGGCATCTGGGGCCAGGCAATCGAGCTGGGATTCGACGATCACGAGCCACGCGACCCGCTCGGCAAGTGGGTCTCGGAGACCACGTTCTACCACGGCTCAGGGGCGAAGCTCGGCGTCGGTGACTACATCGAGCCAGGGCATGACAAGAGCTGGGGTTTCGACATGCACGGCACGCAGGCGACGACCACCAACCTGCGCGAGGCGCACGGCTACGCGACAGACGCCGCGAAGAGGAAGTGGTTCGACGCAGGGAAGCCGGAGGGCGGCCCGAAGGGCTGGGTCTACGAGGTGAAGCCCGAGGGGCAGGTCACCAGGGGGACCACCCTGGCGGAGTACCGCGCGCCCCGGTGGAAGATCGTCAAGGAGGGCCAGAAGGCGCTATGGCCGGGCGAGCTTAACCAGGCGGGAATCCTGAGCAACTCCGTGTATGACCAGGTGATCGAGCTGGGCCTGCACTTCGACCCGCTCCAGCCACGGGACTCGCGCGGCCGGTGGTCGCGGTTCCCCGGCGCCCGCGAGGCCGAGGAGACGATGAGCAAGAACCGCGAGGGGTTCTCGGTATCCCCTCGCACAGGGGAATCGCCGCCGGGCGGGTTCATGGTCGCGCTGGAGGGCCACACGCACCGGTACCCGGCGGAGATCCTCGATGACCAGGTGAAGCTGCGGCACGCCATCGACGACCTGCTGGTGAAGGAGAAGGAGTCCTTCAAGGGGCACGACATGTACCTTGGTGGATGGGTGGAAGACGGCAAGCTGTGGCTCGACCCCTCGCAGAACGTCCCAGACCGCGCGACAGCCGAGCGGCTGGGAAAGGAGCGGGACCAGGTGGGCATCTTCGACCTCAACACGTTCGAGACGATCAGTACAGGAGGCAGCGGTGGCGGGCACATCACAGACCACCAGCTCGCCTGGCCCTCGCAAGGTCCACGTGGCTATACCGGACGACTACTGGGACCTGACGGAGGAAGAGAGGCTGGCGGAGGCGGACAAGCTAGCGACGGCCATCCGCAAGGGATTGCAGCGCAAGCCGTCGAGCTAGGCGTGCTCCACCACTTCAACCCCGGCCAGCTGCGCGGCCCGCACGGGCGGTGGGTGAAGGCCGGAAGCGCGCCCGGCGAGCCGCTGCCCCGCCGCACCCCTGCGGGGACAGCCGCGACGCTGATGCAGGTCCGCAGTGCGCGCAAGGCGCGGACCATGGCAGCGACCCCCCGGCCGAGGGCCACCCCGGTGAGGACGACGGGCGAGAAGCGGATGGAGCTGCGCGCCCAGAAGGCGGTCGCGGCGGGCAAGGTCACCAGCGTGAAGGGCGCCGTCGAGCAGATGCGCCTGGCAGGCCACTCCCCCGGCGGCTGGCGGGCATCAGGCGAGGCCATGGACCTGCACACCAGGCTGATGAACGACGCGGCATTCAAGCTGGCGGACAAGCTCGGCGTCGATGACCCGGTCAGGGCTGACCTGGGTGACCTGCTGCGGGCACAGGCGCAGGTCATGTCCGACATGCACGACAGGATGTCCGCGCTGGAGAGCACTCAGCGCCAGCAGTTTCAGCGCGCCCTGAAGACAGAACGCGAGCTGCACACCGTGCGAGGCCGCGAGCTGGCCGAGGAGAAGCGGGCCAGGGCGGCTGAGGAGTCGCAGGCTGCCATCGAGGCGAAGGACGAGGCCCGGCACAGCATGCGGTCGGCGCTGACCACGGCGATGAGCGTCGCGATCGGCGGGGTAATCGGGATAGGGGCGTACTTCACCGGCTTGCACGGCGAGGTACCGGACATGATGGGCGTGGTGGTCCCAGCCGTGGCGGCCACCGTCGGCGCGGCCGGCCCAGCCCTGGCGGACGCTGTCTACGGCATGGCGAGGATGCGCAAGAAGTCGCAGAAGACCGTGCAGCATGCCACGCCGGCCGCTACGCCCGCCCTTGTGAGGATGGTCCGCTCCGAGCTGGCGAGGCAGATGGTCGGGGCTGGACTGGACGCGATGAGCGCTGCAAGCCTTACCCGAGAGGTAATGTCTGCTGCCGGATACTGATCGTCAGTAGCCAGGCAGGCAGATGAGCGTACTATGTCGATCAATGGCCTTACCTGGAGGAGAATCCGTGCCAACTGCCGCAGGAGCACCACCAGGGAGCGGGGCTAACTTCAAGGCACTGTCGGCGTCCCTGGCTGCTCGCGGTGCGCATAACCCCGGCGCCCTTGCCGCGTGGATCGGCCGCAAGAAGTACGGCCGGAAGGGAATGGCTAGGTTGTCACGACACGGCGGGTCACACGTCCACTCGAACATCGGCTGGGAAGGCCAGGTGCTCCGCCTGGCCGACGACGGCGACAACGACATTGACGACATGCCCTCGATGGGCAAGCTCCAGTGCCCGAACTGCGGGTACCGGTCGGATAACGCGGACTTCCAGGTCAGCGGCGGGACGGCTGACACGAGCGACCCGGCATCCCCCTCGGACCTGCAGACCCCGGCGCGCGGCGACTACGCCGCCCGGTCTGGCTTCAGGCCACGTCAGGTGACCGTGACGACAGGACCCGGCGGGGCCGGCCTGTCCAACGAGACGCAGCGCACGCCCGGCGGCGTGGTCCTGATGGCCAACGGCAGGCCGCGCATCCCCGTCCGCGACCCAGGTGACCTCATCGTCACCAGGGGGCAGGGCGGAACGGCTGTCATCCGACACCGGATGGGCGGGGAGTACATCGGAGAGCTGGGCAGGGGCGACGACGGGGCCTGGCGGTCGCTGATCGACGGCACAGAGCTTTCCCCGCACACCCACCAGCGCGGGGCGCTGCAGGAGCTGGTCGGCACGTGGAACCGCTCCGCGCTTGACCCGGCCCGGCCTCCTGCCATGGCGCTGCAGGGGCCTCCCCCGCAGCCTGACCTGCTGTCCCAGCTGGGCGTCACCAACGTCCGGTCGTTCGCAGGCAGCACCGACGACGGCGACGACAGCAGCAGCGGCGGCGGCAGCTCCGACGGCAACGGGCTGAACCCGCGCGGCCAGGCGATCTACAAGAAGCTGATCGCCAGGAAGCTGTCCCCCGCGCAGGCGATGGCGATGGCCAGGCGTGCGCAGAACACCAAGCCCGGCTCGTTCGGCGGCGGTGGCTCGTGAAGCCCCAGGTAGCCGTCCTCACCCCGTTCGACAGCCAGAAGCCCGCCGTCCATGGCAGCGGGCGGGTCTGGTGGAAGCGGGTGCTGCCCATTGACGACGTCGAGTACATGGGCCGCACGCTGAAGTTCACCCGTGACTACCTGCAAGACCTCGCCAAGTCCTTCGCCGACAGGGCGTACGACCAGGTGCCCTTCCAGATCGCGGACGCCAAGAACACGCACACCAACGACCCCGAGCGGTTCCGGGGCGAGGTCATCGACTTCGACGTGCGCGACGACGGGCTGTACATCGGCATGGTTCCCACGCCCAGCGGCGAGCGGCTGCTGAAGGAGAACCCCAGGCTCGGCGTGTCCGCGCGGATCGTGGAGAACTACGCGCGCAGCGACGGCAAGAGCTACCCGGCCGCCATCCAGCACGTGCTCGGCACGCTTGACCCGCGCATCCCCGACCTGGGGCCGTGGGAAGCGGTCGAGATGTCGAACACCACCGTCGAGCAGGTGCTCGACCTCTCCGCTTCTACCTACAGCTCCTCGGAAGGGAATGAGACAGTGCCAGGACTGGACGCCAGGCAGCAGGCGCGGCTGGACAGGCTGCTCGACTTGGACGACTCGGCGTTCGAGGCGCTGATGAACAACGTCACGGGCGACGCCGGGGACGGTGATGACAGGCTGCTCACCGATGAGGAGCTGGCGGAGGTCATCGCCCAGGTCGACGATGAGTCGCTGCAGGCGATGCAGGAGGAGTTCGAGGCCGAGCAGAGGCAGCCCGCGCAGCTGTCCGGCGGCTGGGATCCCGCCGCCATCGAGCTGGCGGAGACGCAGAGGCAGCTGGGAATCGTGCAGCGCAAGATGGATCAGGACGCGTTCAAGCTGGAGGCCAGGAAGCTCGCCGACGCCGGGGTGCCCCCGTACATCGTGGACATGGCCCGGCCGCTGCTGGAGGGCACGGGGCACGTCGTCGAGCTGGCCGGCGGGCAGGGCGTGGACGCGGGCCTGGTGATGCGTCGGGTGCTGACGGAGTACTCCAACGCTGCCCGGCTGCTGGACCTGGGTCCTGAGCTTGGCACGCCGATGGACGAGCCGGACAACACGGCTACCGCCGAGCAGGCTCGCAGTGAGCTGAAGTCGAGGTACCGCACACAGGTCGGCCTGTAGGCCGGGGAAGGGAAGACTGACACATGTCGGCGGTCATTCCGCACTACAAGTCGGGCTGCGGCCCGATGAACAAGCAGGTGGCCACGCTGATCTACGGCGGCCAGCTGGTTCAGCCCAACACGCTGACGGCGGGCACCACCGACCTGACGGTCACCCTCGCCCTGTCGGCCAGCGTGAACGTGCTCGGCGTCGCGGGGGCAGACGGCAACGTCGTCTCCTCGCAGACGGCGGCAGCCAACGCCTACGGCCAGCCGGCGATCGACATCTCCGTGCTGCAGGACTACATCCCGGTGTACTACGGTGACGTGGACATCTGGGTGTGGTACGCGGGCGCCGTCATCGAGGGCACCAAGATCAAGATCGGCGGCGGCAACAACGGCACCGTCATCACGTCGGGCGCAGGCCCGGCTGCTGACCAGGTCGTCGGGATGTGCACCCACCCCGGAGGCGTCGCGGCCGGGATGCTCACGCAGCAGATCGGCGGGCAGGGAAGCGCGTCTTACTTCCTCGGCCGTGCGCGGATCTTCTAGGCAAGAGAGGGAGTGAACCATGCCTACGGGCGCTAGGGGCTACTCGGACGCTCCGAGAGTAACCGTCAATGAGCTGCTGAAGGACCCCCTGGTCATTCCCGCGCTCATCTTGGACATCACGGAGAACGAGTTCATCATGGACTCCGTGCTCCGCATGGGAGGCGCGGCACCAAGCGGCGCTGTCAGGTACTCGGAGTCCACCCCGCTGTACGCGGACGACTTCCCCGAGATCAGGGCAGAGTTCGGCGAGGTCCCGGTCATGCCGACCTCGATCGGCACGCCCCGCGTGGTCTTCAGCCACGAGCGGGCGATGGCGATCACCGTCTCCGACGAGATGCGCCGCAGGCAGGCCATCGACCCGGTGACACGCCAGCTGCTGCAGGTCAAGAACACGATGGTCTACAGCTGGAACACCGCGTTCTACTCGGCCACCGTCGCCAACGCCTCGATCCAGACGCTCGCCGTGGCGAACGCCTGGAGCACCGCGTCAGCGACCACCCGAGCGGACCTCGCGCAGGCCTGCTACCTGGTGGAGAACGCCAACATCGTCTCGCCGAACGGGGTCACCCAGTGGCTCGGCTTCGAGGCGGACACGCTCATCATCAACCACGGCACCAAGAACACGCTGCTCCAGTCGAGCACGTTCGCGGCGCCCTACATCGGCGACATCGCCAGCGAGAACCTGCAGTACACGGGCGTCCTCCCGCAGAAGATCTTCAACCTGGACGTCCTGGTGTCCCGCCAGGTCCCCGTCGGCAACGCCATCGTCATGCAGCGCCAGCGCGCTGGCTTCTACGCGGACGAGCTGCCCTTCCTGGCCGGGCCTCTCTACCGCGACGAGCCGCGCAAGACCTGGCGCTCCGACACCCAGCGGGCAGCTGCCATCGGCCTTGACCAGCCGCTGGCGATGTGCCTGCTGTCTGGAGTGTGAGGCATGGGCAACTGGACCATGCACGTCAGCGGCCACGGGGTCCACGACAACGGGGATCCGAGGGACGCCGACGTGCAGCTGAAGGAGTTCGTGGACAAGCTCCTTCACGCCGGGCACTCAGTGCACCGGGCGTCCATCACCACGGGCGCGTCCAAGGAGCTGGTGCGCGACAGCGAGGAGACCCCGGTCTCCCTGCGGCCGGGCGACCACGACTACAGGACGGCGCCCTGATGCCGAACGGTACGGCCACCAAGCCGCTGACCGCCGCTGAGCAGCGCACCCTCACCGAGCTGCTGACCCGCGCGTCGCTGCTGCAGTCTCCGCACGCGCCCGCCATCAGGATCGGCGAGGAGTACGTCGCGCTGATCAACCTGTCAGTGCCACGGCGCACCAACTCGCTGGTGGACGCCAAGGACCGGCAGGTCGACCTGGTGCGCCGGGGGGAGACTGTCTGGCTGACCGACGAGGAGGCGCGGCTGTTCATGCGCGCCGACCCGGACAGGGACGGCAGGCAGATCCCCGTCATCCAGAAGGTGAACGGGCCGGAGAGCAAGGCCGAGCAGCCTTTCCTGCTGCCACGGCTCGTGTCGGGCAGGCAGTTCGGGCCGCCCGTGCACGCGCGAGCCGACCCCGCCGGATCCAGCTTCGTGCAGCAGGTCGCCATCCCCGAGGCGACGCCCGCCGCGCCCGGCACCGAGCAGGTGCCGCAGGCCGACGCCATCGACCTGCCCCCCACGCGCTCAGCCGCTCGGGAGGCGGTCGCCGGGGTCGACCAGGAGCTGGTTGACCGCGCCAGGGCGCAGATGCCGCCGATGCCGCCAGGCAAGAACTAGGAGCCGAGATGCCGTGGATCGCGGGCACGATCACGCCTACGAGGGTCACTGCGACGTGCCCGCGATGCCGGACGTCCAACCGCGTGTTCGAGTCGATCACGCCCCTTTCGTACCGGTGCGGCGGCTGTGAGTACCAGCTGACGTTCGGGGCCGGCAGCAACCCGCTGAGCACCAGCGGCGCGCTGACGGCGGGCACGAGCACCGCCCTGTCGTTCGCCAGCGGCGGCACCCAGTTCTCCCTGATCGGGTCAGTCCTGTTCATCAACGACGCCGCACTGAGCGAGATCGTCGTTGTCAACGGCACCGCGACTGGTACCAGCGTCCCGATCTCCGGCCTGGACAACAGCCACGCCAGCGGCAAGGCCGTCACCGTCGCGGTGGCGGCGCCGACCTTCGCGTCCGTAGAGTCGATCCTGCAGACCCCGTACTGATGGAGGGCACATGGGCGCGATCTCACTGAACGTCTTTGTGATGACCCAGGCGTACACGATCACTCCGGGCACAGCAGCTGCACCCGTGGCAGGCGAGGTGGCTACCGGCGGCGCAGCAGGCTACGGCAACGCTGCGCTAGCCACCGGGCAGGTTGAGAGCGCGTTCCCCGTCTCTCTGCAGAAGGGCATGTCGATCATGCTCGACTCAGGAACCCCCAGCGCACTGTACTCAGCGCTGAACACGGCCGGCGTCATCCGCGCGGCCACCCTGAACGACTCGGTGGGCCGCGCGGCCCTGAGCAACTAGGAGGCTCCGATGGCCGTACCCACGCCCAGCGTCCCGGCTACCACGGTCGCTCAGGCGAACCAGACCGGGCAGAACGTCAGCGTCACCGTGACCGGCGGCACCGTGACGGGGATCCTGACCCTGTTCGGCACCAACCCGGTCCCGGTGCAGGCGACCCCTGCGGTGCCTGCCACCACTGTCCCGGCAACCAACACCAGCCAGTACCCGGTGGCCGTGGCCGTGACCGGCGGCACTGTCACGGCTGTGACAGTCAACGGGTCCAGCCAGTTCACCGCGACAGGCGTGACAGCGGTCGTCCCGGCCGGCGGCACCATCGCCATCACGTACAGCGTCGCGCCCACCTGGACATGGACGCCGATCGTGGCCGGGCTGGCAGGTACCCTGTCGTCGCCGAACAGCGTGCCCGTCCCGCCCGGCTGCTCCATCGAGCTGATCTACAGCGCCGCGCCCACCTGGGCCTGGACGAACCCCCTCGACGAGGGCTACACGCCCGGCTACTACCCCGGCATGAACACGCTGGCCGAGGCCGCCGGGTACAGCCCGCTCACCGTGCTCCCGTACGCCCAGCACGCGCAGGCCGGCCAGACGGGACTGGCCACCGGGGCGTCGAACTAGCCGGTGGCCGCCTCCCAGCCCTACGTCGTCCAGGCCGACACAGACGTCACCTGGGGCGGGGAGGTCATGTTCGTCGTGGCCAGGACGGTCGTGAGCCTGGTGCCCGGCTCTGCGCTGTACACGGCCTACGGAGGGGCGGCCAACCTGATGCCTCTGGCAGGCAGCCAGGCAGGGGACGCGGCGAGCGCGGATCACGCAGACCTGGGAGACTAGGAGACATGGCAGCTAACGGACAGGTAGTCACCAAGGACATTCAGGCGGGCACGTTCACCTACGATGGCGTGCCAAACAACTTCATCCAGCGTGGCACCCTTATCGACGTCCCGGTGGGGTCGGCGCTGGCGACGGCGCTCACCGGGTACATCACCGGGCTGACCACGCAGCAGAAGTACGACAGCGGCGGCGCGTCGGTCGGGGCGTTCATGGAGAACACGGGCATCAACGGGCCGACGGGCACCAGCGGGATGCCGTACGCCTACCCGCAGTAATCCGGGGAAGTAGGTGAGACCATGACACCAGTCCAGCCCGTGGCGAGCGCATACGCCATCACCTTCAGCCGGGTCCTGCTGTTCGTGGCCTGCTTCCTGTTCGTCATCGCCGCCCTCGCGGCCGGCGGGGTCCTGACCGGCCTGTCGGCCTGGGCCTTCGGCTTCGGGGGCTTCGCCTCCTGGGTGCTGGCGGGGGCGGTTCCGTGACGGTAACTCTCTACGCGAGCATCGCTGACCTGCGGAGCTGGGTGCAGAGCACCGACGACGGACAAGGCACGGCGGCCAAGCTCACCGACCAGCAGCTCACGCAGGCGCTGACCGCAGCCAGCACCCGCGTGTCTGTCTACTTCGGCTCGATCATGGACAGCTCCGTGCCGCAGGCCGTGCCGCCGGACGTCTTCCAGCCGCTCACCCTTGACCTGGCGGCGTTCTACGCGACCAGGATCTACCTGAAGAACAAGGAGTTCCCGGCCACCCACCCGGTCTACCTGGCGTACAAGGACGCCATGACGCTGCTCAACGACGTGCGCGACGGCAAGATCAGGCTCGACCCGGCGGCGGCCGGCGGGATCAACTCCGAGACGGGGACGGTCATCAACCGCATCCCGCCGATCTTCAACGGCAATGACTCCAACACGCGGATCGACCAGTTCACCGGCTACCTGACCTCCGACACCCCCTACGGCATGTGGACCCCGCGCGGCGACGACTCGCTGTCCGGCGGTGCCATCTACCAGGGGTGACCGCGTGGCGACGACGTTCTCCGACAGGATCAGCGAGCTGCGCGACCTCGTGCACAGCCGCGAGGGCCGGATTACCGCGTCCGTCGTCGTCGACCAGGCGTACGCCCACTACCAGCACGAGCGCCTGGACCTGCACCACCCGCGCGGCGGCCGGGCCAAGTACCTGGAGGGGCCGCTGCACGAGAACTACGCCGACTACCTGCGCGCGTACGCGCGGGAAGTCCTGCGGGACGGCGGCGAGGACGCGCTGTGGCGCAGCGCGGAGCACCTGAGCGACCAGGTGGAGATCCACGCGCCGCGCGAGTGGGGTGACCTGCACAAGTCAGGCCACCCCCGCCTGCTGACGGGCGGCAGCGGAGAGGCTGACAGCGGCCGGGTCACCCGCGACCGCGAGCCTAAGGTCCAGCGGCTCACTAAGCAGGAGCTGCGGGCCAAGAGCCGTGCGATCATGCGCGCGAGGCTGGCGGCCGGGCTGACCGTCTACTTCTTCAGGCACGGCAAGATCATGGTCATCCCAGGCAAGAACGAGCCGCACCCGCCGCGCGGGAGGCTGTGATGCCGCTGCCCACCGTGGCCAAGACGCAGCTGCTGGCCGACTTCATCACCGCGCTCGGGTGGAACGTCACCCAGGAGAGCGGCTACCCGCTGTACCCAGGGCCGGAGATCCTCGCGTCACCCGACCAGGCGGTGTTCCTGACGCCCACCACTGGCCCCGGCTACGTCACCGAGGAGGCCGGCCTGGACAGCTGGGGATTCCAGGTGAGGCTGCGCGGCCCGTCCGATGACACGCTCGCCCCGGAGCTGGCGATGCAGCAGCTGGACTGGCTGATCCTCACGGCGAGCTACCCGATCACGGTCGATGGCGTTAGCATCCAGTTGGCGACGCGCAGTGGTGCACCACCGGCCCCGCTCCCTCTCGACCCGGCTGACCGCAGGTTCGAGTACACGTGCACGTACCTGCTCACCAGTCAGACAGGAGCCTGAGAACATGGCGGGAAGAGTTGCGATAAGCCCGGTCAGCTTCAACGCGGGAGCCGGGGGAACCGCGTTCCCCGCCCTGCCGCCGGCCACTCCGGGGTACGACACAGGCAGCCCAGGCGGGACGTTCACCGCCTGGGGCAGCAACAACGGCGTGATGATCCCCAACAACGGGCTGATCATCCTCGTCTACTGGTGCGGCGCGACGGCCGGCGGGATCTCCGAGGTGCTGATCGGGCAGACAGTCGGCACGACAGGCCAGGTTCTCCCGCACACCACGCAGCAGTTCACGATCACCGCCAGCTCCAGCGGCTGGCTGGGGCCGTGGAACATGAACACGTACAACATCTCGAACGTCAATGCGAACTTCGGGTCGCCGGTCGGCGGCGCCGTGGCCGCTGCCGCGCAGGGGTCCGTGTGCGTCGACTTCACGACCACCACCACGCTGGCCGTGCGCGCGTACCAGGTCATCCAGGCGTGAGAGGATCACAGGCATGACGACACCAGAAGACGACGCGACGCCGCCCCCGGACGCGGAGCTGCCCGCGTACGGCTCCGTGTCGGCCGAGGACGCGGCTGTGATGGCCGAGAACCCTGCCAGCCAGGCAGCCAGGCTGCGCGCCCAGGCGGACGCCCTGGACCCGCCTGGGCTGCCCCCGCACCTGCGCTCGGGCACCGTGACGCTGAGCGTCCAGCCGCCGCACGAGAGCTTCACCTACGGCGGGGTAACCGTCGGGACGGACCCCACCGAGGTACCCGCCTCTGCGGTGCCCGGCCTCATGCAGTCCGCCAGCGAGGCTGGCGTGACGCTGACCGAGGAAGGATGAGCAGTTGCCAACGCTGCCGTACACCCCGCCTGCGTACAACGTCCTCAACGTGCTGTACGGCATGGCAATCGCGTTCACCGCGCCCAACCCCTCGCCCGGCGTCGGGGCCACCGTCCCCGGCGACGCGTCGCTGGGCATCGGGTCCTCCTGGCTAGGCCTTGGCTGGAGCTACGTCGGGTCGACCGAGGCGGGCGTCACGCTCACCTTCAACCCGACCACGCAGAACATCATGATCGAGGAGCAGCCGACCCCCGTCGGCGTCGCGATCTCCACGGCAGACCTCCAGGTCACCTGCAACCTGTCTGAGGAGACGCTGGTCAACATCAACACCACGTGGGGCAACGGCGGCTCGATCGCCACCACGGCGGCCGGGGCAGGCCAGCCCGGCAAGCAGGTGCTGACCTTGTCGACCAACTTCTCGACGCTGTCCGTCGCGCTGGTCGGCAAGAACCAGCTGGGCTTCGCCCGCGTCCTGTACGTCCCGGTCATGGTCAGCGCCGGGCAGGTCCAGACCGCGTTCCGCAGGGCGGCGCAGCAGCGCCTGTACCCGCTGACGCTGTCGGTCATCTGCCCCTTCAACGCCATCACCTGGACCGACCTGACGGCGGTCGCCACCTCGTAGTGCCGAGAACGCCGCCAGTCCCGCCCGCCCGGTGCGGGGCTGGCGGCTCCAACCGGGCAGCACCGGGCGCGAGGAGTCACATTGCCGCAGTTCAACGCAGCATCGGTCGTCGATGCGCTCGACTTCACGTTCGAGCCGTTCGTCAGCGTGCACGGCACCATCAAGGAGCCGAATGACGACCAGATCAACAAGTTCCTCAACGACTACAAGGCGCTGACCAAGGAGGTACGCGACCAGATCCCGCAGGACATCGACGCCAGTGACCCTGCGGCGATCATGGACGCGATGGGCGAGCTGGACGTCGAGGTGATGGTCTCGATGAACCAGAAGATGGCTGAGGTAATGGCCGACCTGTGCTCCGGGTTCCCGAGCAGGGAGCAGATCCTGGCGCTGCCGCCACGACACCGGAACATCTTCTACGTCTGGCTGCAGGAGCAGGTGATGTCCCCGGAAGCCGCGACCGGCGGTGGAGCGCAGCCAGCGAGCAGCCGGAAGCGCTGAGCCGTCGGGTAATCCTGTATGTCGTCCGCAAGTACCTGCAGATCAGTGCCTCAGAGTGGGACACCCTCAGCTGGGATATCCAGAAGACGTACATCGAGGGGATGGTGGCCGATGAGGACGTGCCGTTCACCCTCCAGGAGGAGAAGGCCCCGCAGGGACCGACGATCCGCAGCAACGTGGACGCTGGCGTGGACGTCATCGACCTTGCGAAGATGAAGGAAGACCTGGACAGGGCGACGGGGCGCAAGCCAGCCGCAGCAGCGTTAGAGGAGGTGAGCCGTGTACGACGCGGGTGCGATCGAGGCACGGCTCACCGTCCGGCTGGACCAGTTCGACAGGGACATGGACAAGGCCGAGGCCCGCGTCCGGCGGTTCACTGGCGCCCGGCACGAGGTCAAGATCACCGCCGCGTTCGACCACGCCGCGTTCGGCCGTGCCAGCAGGATGTTCGCCCAGCTGGACAACCAGCTCTCGCGCGAGGCGGCCATGCGGCTGCGGTCCTCCCCGCAGGGCAGCGTCCTGGGCACGCTCAACTCGCTGTTCTCCCCGCACCCGGTCACCGGGGCGCCCACGGCCCTGCAGTCCGGCTCGCAGGGCGCGCTGGGCAAGCTGGTCAGCGCCCCAGGAGGGGCTGGCGGAGTCAAGCCGCCCGCCCAGAAGACCGTAGTCGACGACGTGCTCGGGTTCGACGACGCGGACATCAAGGCCAAGGCCAGGGCAGCGGGCAAGGAGGCAGCCGACAGCGCCAACACGGCAGCCACCAACGAGGTCAACCGCCAGGGCGGGGGCTGGCTGAGCGGCCTGTTCGGCATCGGCGGGAAGCGCGCGACCTCGATGCGCGGCCTGCTGGGGATGGGCGGCGGGAGCAGCGGCGGAGGCGGGAGCAGCGGCGGGAAGCCGGGGAGCAGCGGCGGGGGCTTCTTCAGCAACCTGCTCGGCGGGATCGGGCCGGGCATCCTCGGCATGGGCCTGAAGACATCAGGCATCGTCGGACTCGGCGGGTCGGTGCTCGGTGGGCTAGGCCCGCTGCTGGCAGGCCTCGGGGTGCTCGGCGTGGGCGGGGCCGGCATCGGCGCGCTGGCGCTCGGCGGGATGAGCGCGATCAAGCCCATAAGCCCGATCCTCCAGGCGCAGTCTGCAGCGAAGACGGCCCTGCAGTCGGCCACAACGCCCGCTGCGCGGACAGCAGCCCTCCAGCAGATGCAGGGGGTCAACCAGCAGATCGCGGCGCTCACAGGCCCTCAGCAGGCCATCCTGCACTCAATCACCAGCATCCAGAACGCCTGGCAGAACATGACCGCCGGGATGACCGCGCCGATGGCGAAGGTGCTCCAGCAGGTGGCCAGCCTCCTCAACGGGCTGACGCCGACGGTGAACACGTTCTTCAAGAGCGCGCTGGTGCTGGCGGGTCCGCTGATCGCCGGGCTGGGCGACATCGTCAAGGACGTCCTCCCTGCGCTCGGGTCCGGATTCTCCACCGTCGCCCCCCTGCTGAAGATCCTCCTGGACGGACTCGGCCAGTTCGTCAAGCAGGCGCTGCCAGGGATCATCGCCCTGCTGAAGGTCGCCAACCCGGCGATCACCGTGCTTGCGCAGGTGCTGGGCACGCTAGGGCATGACCTGAGCGGGCTGTTCTCCGCGTTCGTGCCGGTCATCAAGGCGAGCAGCACCATCTTCAAGGCGCTGTTCGACGTGGTCGGCGCGCTGCTGCCCATCATCGGCAAGCTGGCCGCCATCTTCGCCGCTGCCCTGGCTCCCGTGTTCGTCCAGCTCGCGGCGGTCATCAAGTCCCTCCTGCCGTTCCTGACGCTCATCGGCAGGGTGCTGGCGTCGCTCGCGGGAGCCATCCTCGGTGACCTGGTCGCCGCGTTCGGGGCGCTGGCACAGCTCCTGGAGGCTATCGCCCCGTCGCTGACAGTGTTCGCCAAGGCGATCTCCGGCGTGTTCACCGTGCTGGAGAACACAGGCACGTTCGCCATCCTCGGCGACGCGATCGAGGGGCTGGTCAAGCCCCTGGCCAAGCTGATCGACGCGCTGGTCAAGGGGCTGACTCCCATCCTGCCGCCGGTCATCCAGTTCATCTCCCAGCTGTCGGGGATCCTCATCGGCGGGCTGGTGTCGGCGATCGAGGTGCTGCTTCCCCCGCTGACCCAGCTGGCCACGGAGGTGCTGAAGTCAATCGCGCAGATCCTGCCCGTGGTGCTCCCGCTGCTGCTCACGTTCGCGAAGCTGTTCACCATTGCGCTGGTCGGGGCGATAACCGGGGTCGCAGACGCGCTGTCGGCCATCATTAACGCCATTCCCCCGAATGTACTGACAGGAATAGTCGGCGCCATCCTCGCAATCGTCGCGGCGGTGAAGCTGTGGGCGATAGCGCAGGCAATCCTCAACATCGCCCTGGACGCCAACCCGATCGGTGTCATTATCCTTGCCCTTGTCGCCCTCGGGGTAGCCGTATTCGAGGTGTACAAGCACTGGAGCACTATCTGGGCGTTCATCAAGCGGATCGCCGAGGACGCCTGGCACTTCATCTGGGACGGGTTCGGCAAGTACCTGCTGCCGCTGCTCGGGCCGGTGGGCTGGATCGCCCTTGGCGTCATTGAGGTCTGGCAGCACTGGAAGCAGATATGGGGATTCATCAAGGGGGCGGCCTCGGACGCCTGGAACTTCATATGGCACGGGTTCGGGAAGTTCCTGCTGCCATTGCTGGGACCGGCTGGACTGATCGCCCTCGGAGCCATTGAGCTGTACCAGCACTGGCACCAGATCTGGGGGACCGTCTATAACGACACCAAGGCCACGTGGACGACGATATTCAACTTCTTCCACGGGATATACGGGTCCATCGTCCGCACGTTCACCGGGTCCGCTAACTGGCTGACACAGGGCGGCCGGAATATCCTCATAGGCCTGTACAACGGCATCAAGGGGATATGGACCGACGTATACAACTTCTTCAAGGGGCTGCCCACGGCCATCCTGCACGCGCTGGGGATCCACTCCCCGCCCCAGTGGGCCATCGACGCCGGCATGCACATCATGAACGGCATCGGCATCGGCATGACACAGGCCAAGCACGTAGCCGCCAAGGCAGCCGCCAGCGTGGCCGCCGCCGCCAAGTCCGCCATCGGCCTCCCAGGACCCCCTGCGGGCGGCCTGAGCGCCAGCCAGGCCGTCATCGAGGGCATCATGCGGACGATGGCCGCAGGCTACGGGTGGACGGGCGGCCAGTGGAATGCCCTCTACGACGTCGAGATGGCCGAGGCAGGCTTCAACCCGACCGCGCAGAACCCCGGCTCGGGCGCCTACGGGCTGGCGCAGTTCATCCTCGGGCCTAGCGAGTACTACACGTGGGGCGGCAACCCGACCACCATCCCCGGCCAGATCATTGCCATGCTCAACTACATCAGAAGTCGCTATGGCAACCCTGGTGCCGCCTGGGCACATGAGCAGTCGATGCACTGGTACGGGGACGGCGGCCCGATCTACGAGCCTGTGCTCGGCACCGGCCTGAAGTCGGGCGATCGGTACATGTTCGGCGAGCGCGGGCCGGAGTGGGTGTCCCCGATGGGCGGCACCGCGCCCTCGCAGCCCGGCTGGGGGAGCAGCAAGATCGCTGACACGATCAACATCATGCAGCCGGACAACATGAGCCTGAACAAGGCGCTCAACGAGCTGGAGTACCGGCTGCACGCGGCGAAGATGAGCGGGTACCTGGCCAATGCCTAGCCTCTCCTCGGGCCAGTACCAGCTCACCCGCGACGACGGGAGCAACGCGCTCACCTACGGCCGGGGCGCCTCCAGCATCCAGGTCGTGAACACGGCCTACTCTCCGGGCACCATGGTCGTCCAGGACCAGTCGGTGGTCGGCCACGACGGCGTGCTGTTCGGCGTCGACACGCAGGCAGGCGCGGTCATCACGCAGACCGGGCAGGCCATGACTACGCCCGCTACCGGGGCGTACGCGATGGATGCCTTCGACGCGCTCTCCGCAGCCTGGAATGACCCGGTGATCCGCCTGGCAGACAACCGGTACCAGATCCTGCGGCTGTACTACCCAGGCTCGGCCGTCGTGCGCCGCGTCTACGGGCGGGGCCGGGCCATCACCCCAGGCTACGGGCAGGTATTCCAGGGCCTGATGCCCTGGACGGCTCAGTTCCAGTGCGCGGACAACAACGTCTACGAGGACATCCAGAACGTCATCCAGCTGCAGATGATCCCTAACCTGGCATTCCCGGCGCCCTTCAAGCCGCCCGGCGTGATGCAGCCCGCGTACCTCGGGGACATCGCGAGGATCACCATCGGCGGCACGGTGCCCACCTGGCCGGTGATCACGATCAGCGGGCCGGTCACCAACCCGCAGGTGACGTTCACCGGCACGCCCGTGTTCACCGGGTACAACGGCAGCCTCGCCAGCGGGCAGTCCCTAGTGGTCGACACCAGGCCGTGGGCCAGGACGTTCATGATCGGCGCGGCGTCGGCCGCAGGAGGCATGACGGGCACGCCACTGATCGGCATGCAGCTGTGGCCGGGCACGACCACCGTGCAGCTGTCCGGCACCCCCTCGCGCAGCGGGATCGCGTCGGCCACCATCGCCTGGTACAACGCGACGCAGTCGCTCGGAGGAAGCTACTAGCCATGACATTCAGCGCGCTCACGTACCAGATCGACGGCGGCAACACCAGCAGCCAGCTGTGGCGGCAGATGGCCGAGGCGCTGTCGCTGGCCAGCCCCGGCGGCATCACCAACCCGCTCGACATGATCTGCACGGCCACCGGCACCAACAACATCGTGAGCATCAGCGGCGGCGAGTGCATCATTGACGGGGTGGAGATCGCCAACCAGGGCGCCTACTACGGATACAACGTGGGCATCGACACGTCCGTCACGATCGCGGCCACGTCCGGCTCTCCGCGCACAGACATGGTGGTCGTCCGGGTGGAGGACCCGACGTTCTCCGGCTCCCCGTGGGGCGGCTCCCCCGCAGCGCAGACGATCTTTCCCCGCGTCATCTCCGGCGTGTCCAGCTCGGCCACCTGGCCGCCCGGCGGGGTCACCGCCATCCCGCTCTGCCTGGTCAACATGCCCGCGTCGACTACCAACGTGCAGCAGAGCTACATCGTCGACCTCCGGGTGCTGGCGAATCCCAAGAGGCAGCGGACCCTGCTGCAGGCCTCTGGCGCAGCCAGCCCAGTGAGCTGGACGGTCGGGACATCCCCAACAGCCTGGCCTGCCCTGGCAACCTGGCAGGTACCGGTTCCCGCCTGGGGTACCGGCGTCAAGATCAGCTGGGTGCTGGAGGGGTGCGTGTACATCGCCGGGGGCAATGCCCACGCTCGCGGCAACGTGTACCCGGTGTTCGGCGCCTCGGTGTCCGCGCCCAACCAGACGTTCACGTCCACGCTCGCCTCGATCACGTCGGCCACCACGTTCCTGCCCTGCACCATCTCAGGATCGGCCGACGCCACCGTCTCGACCGCGCTGCGCGGCACGACGCAGACACTGCAGCTCGCGCAGACCACCGACGGCACCAACACGGGCATAATCGAGGTAACCGAGGGTTCGGTCTTCAAGGTGGACATCGAGTTCTACCAGAAGGCGGTCACGTCCTAGGAGGGCGAAAACAATTGTGGGATAGCGCGATCGTCAAGACCGACTTCCGGGTCCAGAAGTGGGATGAGGACCAGACCCGCTGGGCGTACCGCAGGCTGACCAGCGGCAGCAGGCTTCCCCGCGCTGTCACCATCGGGGCAGCCACGTTCGAGCGGCTTGGCGTGCGCCCGTACAGCGACTTCACCGACCACGACTGCAACCTGGTGGTCAAGAACGGCTGGATCGCCCTGCTCGGCGGCGTCGCGGGCACATCGATCACCACCAAGTTCAGCGGCACGGCCGGGCGGATCGGCGTCGGCACGGTCAACACGGCGGCCACCTACGCGGACACCTGGCTGGGCGGCGACACGGGGGTCTCCTCGACGACCTCCTACTACAAGCTGGTCTCCGGCGCTCCGGCCATCGCCACCACCAGCTCGCCCCCCACGCTGACGTTCACCGCGACGTTCGGCACGGCGGTGGCCAACTTCGCCTGGGCCGAGTTCGGCACCGACAACTACACCGCCGACGGCGTGCAGCTCAACGGGCTGGGCGGCACCACGATCTTCTTCAACCACGGCATCTCCAACCAGGGCACCAAGGTCGCCGGCCAGACGTGGACCGCCACAGAGACGATCCAGTTCGGGTACCCGAGCGCCGCGAACACGGTCGTCTAGCGTGAGCGGCTACACGCTGACCCAGCCGGAGCTGTACTACTCGTACAGCGCCGCCGGGACGGCCCTGTCTACCTTCACTACCGAGGCCAGCCTGATGGGCGGCTACCCGGTTCCCCAGATTCCGGCGACGTTCTTCAGCAAGCTGGGAAACCTGTCGTCTGCCCTGAAGGTAAAGGCGTACGGAAGTGTCAGCTCGACCGCCACTCCGACGTTCACACTGTCGATCCGGCTGCTCTCGTCAGCCACGACATGGTCTGCCGGAGGGCTGCTACTCGGGTCATCGAATGCCATGACCGCCGGGTCCACGGTGACTACTGCCTGGTGGCAGCTGGACACTGACGCGATCCTGAGGTCTATCGCAGCAGGAGCGGCCACGTCGTCAATCTCTGCGATGGGGGCCATAGGAGGGCTGGCATTCCCGGCAGGGGGCACCATCCCGGCGACCGGCACCTCCAGCGTCAACTCGACCCTGGACACCACGGGGGCCACTAGCTACTACCTGTGGCTGTCCGCTGCCTGCGGCACGTCGAGCGCGTCCAACTCGATCAGCCTGCAAGGGCTGAAAATCTACCTGGAGAACTGACGCCGGGAGCGTGACTGGTGGCCACCACCATCTGGGCGCAGGCCAGCCCGACCGGCGTCACCGGGTACACGACCACCACCGAGTCGAACACCCTGTACGGCCTGTACTTCACCGTGGCGCAGGCCGGAACCCTCCAGGCGATCTGGTTCTACTCCCCCTCAGGGTCAACCAGCCTCCCCAGCCAGGTCGGCTGCTACGCGTACACCGGATCCGCGCTGCTGGTCACGAACGCATCGCCGTCATGGTCGGGGGCCGCCGGGTCCGGGTGGGTGCGTGCCGCCGTCACCCCGACAGCGCTGCCCGGCGGAGCCGGGTACATGGCGTTCTACTACACGGCGGGGACGCTCACCAGCCAGGCGTACCTGTTCACGGGCAGCACCCCCGCCGCGTGGTTCCCGTCGGTCAGCGCTGACGGGAACATCACAGCCCCGCAGGCTACGCCGGCTAACAACAATGCGCCGTTCAACACAGGCGCAGTGGCATTCCCCGCGACGTACAACGGCCAGAGCCTGAACTGGCTGCTCGACGCCGAGGTCACGTTCGGATCCGCTCCACCACCCTCGCCCGAGCAGCCCGGCAGCCTGAGGTTCCGCCGCAGGCACCACCGGGTCCAGCAGCAGGTGCCCCCGGCGGCCAGCACCGCGCCCACGCTCATCACGCTGTCCGACGTCGCGGCGGCCGAGGATACGGACCCGCTCGCGCAGCAGGTTTCCGCCGCAGTCACGCAAGGGGACGTGGCCGGGGCAGTGGAGGGCCTGCCGGACACGGTCACGCTGTCCCTGGGTGATTCTGCCGGCGCGGCCGACAGCGGCTCACAGGCCGTCCTGGCGCCGCTGGCGGACGTGGCCGGGGCGCAGGAATCCAGCCAGGCAGCCGCGACCGCAGCCCTGGCCGACACGGGGGCAGCCACCGAGGCAGCAGCCGCGTCGGCGGCCCTTCCCCTCGCAGACGTCGCGGGCGCAGTGGAGAGCGCCGCGTCCGGCGTGCCGATCACCCTGTCCGACGTGGGCGCCGCCGTTGAGGGGGCGCCGGCCGAGGCGGAGGCAGGCCCGCTCGCCGACGTCGCCGGGGCCGCCGACGCCGCCAGCGTGTCGGCCACGGCCGGGGCAGCCGACGTGGCGGGCGCTGCCGACGTGCTCGCGCACTCGGTCGGCGCGGCGCTGCCCGACGTGGCGGGCGCCGCAGAGGCGCTGTCGGAGGCGGTCACGTCCGGCGCAGCCGACGTCGCCGGGGCATCGGACGCCCTCGCGGTGTCCGGCGCGGGCACACCGTCCCTGCCCGACGCAGCGGGCGCGGCCGACGCGGTCACGGAGGCAGTGACAGCGTCCGGCGCTGACGTCGCAGGCGCGGCCGACAAGATCTCGGAGGCCGTGACATCATCGGCAGCCGACGTGGCGGGCGCGGCCGACTCCCCTGCGGTCGCTGCCAGCCTGCCGGTGCCCGACGTGGCAGGCGCGGCGGAGCACCTGTCCGTATCGGCGTCGGTCGCTCCCTCAGACGTGGCCGGGGCCGCTGACGCGGCAGCTGTGCCCGCGATCGGGGTCGGGCTGGCGGAGCTGGCGGGCGCGGCAGACGGCACGTCACAGGCAGTCTCGGCCGCCTGGGGTGACGTGGCGGGCGCGGCAGACGTAATACTTGGAGTACCTGCGCCAACGGGTCCGCAGCCGATGTACTGGGCGACGCCGGCACCACCCCGCTGGCAGGCAGCCGCACTGCCCCCACGGTGGACCACCGTGGCGCAGGCAGGACGGTGGCAGGCAGCAGACATGCCCCCACGGCTGGGAGCCGTGGCAGGGCCGCCGAGATGGAGTGCAGTGCCAATCGCCCTACAAGGTGACAGGATCGCGATACTGATGAACTTCGAGCCAGTTGCGGCGCTATCGCTGGAGGACGTCAACGTGCTGTGGTCAGGCAGGCTGGGCAGCACCAGCTATGACCCGACCGGGCAGACTACAGGGGAGGCGGAGCTGACGCCGCAGGTCGCGCTGCCCGTGTCCAGCGGAAACATCCGCCAGCCGGCGGAGCCGGTCACCTGGTACACCGGGGCGTGGCTGGACGACTCGACGCTCGGCACAGGCAACATCGCCCAGTTCCTGGTCGGGCCTACCGGAGGGGTGACGACCCTGACGGCGGGGGTCACCTACGACGTGTGGTCCAAGCTGACCGGCGGCACCGAGGTGCCGGTCAGGTTCATCGGGCAGCTCACCGCCTACTGATGGTCGCCATCACCCTCCGCGACAGCGCGGGCGCGACCGACTACCCGTCTGGGCTGCAGGTCACCCAGTCCCTGACCGCCCTGCCGTCTGGCAGGGACTTCAGCGCCGCGTCCGAGTCGCTGCGCGTCACCCGGTTCGTGCAGCCCTGGATCCCGGCTCAGGGCGCCCCGGTCAACGCCAATCCGAGCTTCGCCGGGGGACTCAGCACCGGGTGGACGGTGGTCAATGGGTTCTTCGCGGTCAGCGGGTCGCCGCCGTCCGGGTGCCCCCAGCAGTACGCGGCCCAGTTCACCAACAACGGCATAGCCCTCGGGTTCATCGAGGGCAGCATCCCGTTCACGCTGATACCTGTCACCAGCCCCCTGATGACCTGCTGGGTGTACTCGCTCTCAGGGCTGGCGACCATCGGCTTCACCTGGCAGAACGCCAGCCACGGCACCATCTCGACGTCCACGGCGACGTTCACCGTCCCGCCGTCCACATGGGTGCAGCTGCCGTACGCGGCCAACCCGCCGGCCTCGGCCGTCTACGCCATCGCCATGGTCGGCCCGGACGCGCTGAGCAACAGCATCTGGACGACGCAGGTCAATGTCACCTTCCAGGCGCCGCTGTCCACGGCGCCATCGCCCGCCGTGTTCGTGAAGCAGGTAATGCCGGTCATGCACGTGCAGAACCTGGTCACCGGCCAGTGGCTGCACCGCAACGTGCAGGGCATCACCCAGCCGTCGGTCACCTGGAACCTGAACGCGGCCGACTCGTTCACCTGCACGCTGTCGCCCCCTCGCCCGGACATGATGGACCCCACAGGCAACCCCCTGCTGGCGGAGTGGCGGGACGCCTGCTACCTGGAGCAGGACGGCCAGCTCAAGTGGGGCGGGATCCTCACCAGCAGCGGCATCACCGGCCCGTCGTGGCAGATGACGTTCACCGGCTTCGCCGGGTACCCGGCGGGCATCACGTACGAGGGCGCCAACTACACGGTCACGTTCCGCGAGGCGATGACCGTCATCAGGTACCTGTGGCAGTGGGTGCAGTCCCAGTACTCGAACATAGGAATGGTCGTCGACCCTAAGAACACCGGGGTCCTGCTCGGCGCGCAGCTGCCCAGCATCCCGGTCACAGACCGGCTCGGGCAGCCGTCGGCAACGGGCAGCCACCAGCTGTGGATCAGCCACCCCGACCAGTTCCAGCAGGGCATGGTCATCCGCGTGGGCAACGAGGGGACCACGTACACGATCGCGTCCATGGTCGGCCACATCGCGAACCTGACGACAAGGCTGAAGGGAGTGTCGAGCAGGTACGTCACCGGGGCAGTGGTCACGCAGGTGGTGCCACCCAACCCGTTCTCCCTGTACTGGTACAACTCCACCGACATCGGCCAGGAGATCGAGCAGATACGCCAGGAGGCGGTCTTCGACTGGCGCGAGGTCCACAAGTGGGCCGACCCAGCCAAGACGGCGGTCACGCACACCTGGACGACTGGCGTGCCACGGCTAGGCGCCCGCCGGTCGGAGCTGCGGTTCGCCGAGGGAGAGAACATCGTCTCCCCGGCCACGACCACCCGCGACGGGTCCGCGTACGCAGACCGGGTCATCGGCCTCGGGTACGGGTCCGGGACCACCACGGTTCGCGCCGACGTCAGCGAGGACTCCGGCCGGCTGCACCGGCCGTACATCTACACGAACGCGGGGGCCACCACCACGGCCCGGATCACGGTCATGGCCCGCAAGCAGCTGCTGGCCAGGCACAACATCGACACCGTCACGCAGATCACCGTCAAGAACCACCCGAACGCCCCGTTCGGCTCGTTCTTCGTCGGCGACGACATCCCGGTGATCCTCTGCACCAGCTGGCGGAATGCCCTCATCTGGTCGCGGATCACGTCGATAACACAGGACCCGACCACCAACCTGATGACGCTCACCATGGCCAGGTCCGACTCGTTCACCTACATCGCCGAGACAGGGCAGGGAGGGACGCTGTGACGGCCAGCCTCGGAGGGCTGCTCCAGGAGATCGCGTCCATGCAGGCGAAGATCGCGCAGCTGGAGCGCAACCAGCGGGTCAACAACATCGGCAACGCCGCCATCGAGAACGGCGCGCTGGTCATCAACGACGGCAGCGGCAACCAGGTGCTGTCACTGGGACTCCAGCCGGACGGCACGTACACGTCGGTATCGAGCGACCCCGCCAGCACCCCGCTCCCTCCCAGCATCCCGCTCCTCGTCGCCACGTCCCTCGGGCTGATGATCACCTGGGACGGCAACATGCAGGACGGGTCGACCCCTCTTTCCGACTTCGCCATGGTCCAGGTGCACGTCTCGATGACGCCTGGGTTCACCCCCGGCTCGGCCACGCTGGTCGGCGTGATGCCGTCGTCGGGGAGCATCAACGTGACCGGGCTGACGGCCCAGGCGACCTATTACTGCTGCCTGGTGGCCGTCAACGAGACAGGCACCACCAGCGGGCCGGGCCTCTACTCAAGCGCGCTCACGCAGGCTGTCGGCGCCCAGCACGTCGCGGCCAACAGCTTCGGCCTGAACATGATCCCGGATCCGCAGTTCACGCAGGCCGCACTGAACGCCAGCCGGGCTGCTGACGCGCAGAACACCGGGACGTGGGCGTTCGGCGGCGGTACTGCGACGTGCGAGCCTTCCTCCGGCGGCGCGCAGCTCGTGCTGCTCTCGTCGGCCACCCCGCCCGTGTGGGTGTCACCGGGCGAGCAGTACTACGTCAGCGCGACGGTGCAGGTCAACATCGCGTGCACGATCTACGTGACGCTGCAGACCGACGGCGGCGCGGTGTACATGTCCCTGGCCGCCGGCGGCGCGGGCACGTACACCGTGTCAGGCGTGGTGACCGTCCCGGCCGGCGCGACTGGCGCGTACTTCCGCGTGTCGACGATAGCGGGCGGCTCGGTCACCATGGTGGTGTCCGTGCCCGTGCTCCAGGGCGCCAGCCTGTTCAGCCCGACGATCTTCGGCATTGACTGGATCACTAACTCTCAGGGAGCGTTCTACTACAACGGCGTACCAGGCGTGAACAGCCTCTCGGCGTCGGTCGTGCCAGGGCTGGCGTCCGTGACCGACCCCTTCGGGAACGAGGCCCTGTCCGGGTTCACCACCTACGCGAACATCGGCGCCACGTACTTCGCGGTGCAGAACGACCTGCTGGCCGTCAACGTCTGGGCGAACACCAGCCAGTCAGGCTGGTCGTCGAGCATCAGCGCCATGTCCTACCAGGTGGGCACGTCGGGCGGGTCAATCACGTCGCTGACCAACCAGATGCGCGGGAACGTCACGTCCTCGGATGGCACCCTGACCAGGCCGACGGTCATCACCACGGACTCGTTCACCAACTGCTCGATTAACACGGGCAACTTCACCAACGTCTCGGGCGAGGAACTCTCAGTCTGCCTGATGCCGGACAACACCGTGGCGATCAGGGGCAGGGTGACCACGTCAGTCGCCCCGGCGAACCCGGCCACGCTCGGGGCAGTGCCATCCGGGTACTTCCCCGCGCGGACAGAGCCGCTCATCGTCGTGGAGACAGGTGCCAGCCCGTTCACGGGGGTCTCGCACTATGCCCAGGTGGACGGGTCGGGAACCATCAAGGTGTACGGCGCGCTGACTGTGGGGGCCGCGATGTCCTTCCAGTCCCGCTACCCGCTGGACTCGTGACGGTAGCCTGGCCGCAGGGGCAGGCAGAAGGAGACGAGCATGGCAGTCAGGACCGGCGGAGACAGCATCACCCTGGCCGACATACCGACGTCGGTGCAGGTCGCGTTCACTTACTGCAACGGGCTGTACGCGGTGTCGCTGGACGCGGTGCACGCGAGGTTCTCGCCGACCAGGTACGGGCTGGGGCGCATCGACGTCACGGGGGACAACGCCAACATCGCGGGGATCATCGACGTCGAGACAGGCGACGCCACGCCCGCCAAGGCGGCCCTGTGGGTGGAGAGCTGGCATGTCCTGCACACGGGCCTGCCCGTCATCTACTGCAACGGGTCGACGCTAGACGCCGTGGTCACCGCGTGCAGCGCGCGAGGCCTGGTGAGGGGCAAGCACTACGGCCTCTGGATCGCCACGCTCAGCGGCAAGGAGTACCCCCACCAGGGCGGGGACGGCATCGTGGCCTGCCAGTGGAAGGGCGCCAAGCAGACCGGCGGCAACTGGGACGAGTCGCTGATCTACAACCCGAACATCTGGCTGCCCCAGGCCCCGGCGATCGTCAAGCCGCCGGCCGTCACGGCGGCGGCGGCGGACGCGGCGCTGGCGACCCTGGGGACGTACGTCAAGGAGCGCGGGTAGCCATGCCGCTGGGACGGCGCAGGAGCGGCGGCGAGAGCGCCGAGGAGACACTGCTGAGGGTCCGCAGCCGGCTGGAGGGCTACCAGTCCATGGGAAGGTCCCGTGGCGGCTCTGCGGACGTCTCCGTGGACCACGTGATTGACCTGCTCGACCCGCGCGGCACCTGGCGGTTCGCCAGGGAGAAGGCGAAGGCCGAGCCGCCGGAGGCTCCCGGCCCGGATCCGGGCGCGGACCCGATGACAGGCTGCAGGCCGGTAGTGTAGCTGCCGTCATAGTTGGGGAACTGTCGACAGCAGGAAGCCCCCAGGAGGATCAGCACTCCCTGGGGGCTTCATGCTTTCCCGAGCTGCGGTTACTCCGGCTCGAAGAACAATCGCTGCACGCGGCACGGGGCTGTCTTCCAGTCCTCGCCGCTGGGCTGGCGGTCCTGCGCGAACGCCGTGATCGTGCCCGGCTTGCCGCTGCCGTACCAGTCGCGGAGCAGCAACGTCACCTCGTGTGTCCGCTGCTCGGCCTCCATCGGCAGGTACCAGCTAGTCTGCAGGAACAGCGCGCTGTCCGCGATCCTGCGGTCCTGGTCTTCACACATCACTCATCGCCACCTCAGGCGAACATAGGATGCCACGGACGTCACGAGCCAGCCTGCCGGGAAAACCGGCCAGACGGACACCGTTGCCGCCGCATCGACTGCGTACAGCACGCCGAACGCGATGCCCCACAGGACCACCATCGCCAGCGCTGCGTAACCTGCTAGCCGAAGATCCCACTGGTGCCACATCAGCGTGCTTCCTCTCGTTCTCTCGGGCCGCCCACTCGGGCACGAGCATCATTCGCTGCACGTGCGCGTCGCGGGCCGGCTTGTCCGACCACATCTGCCCGGCCAGGTGCGACGTGAGCTGGCGGCACCTGCTGCCGGGCTTCGCCTGGCAGAACGGGCACTCCAGCTTCAGCGCGTCCGCCCTGGCCTCGCTCCTGGTGATCATCGTCCGAACACTTCCTCCCTGGCCTGCCTGACCCTGACCCCGGCCTCTGCCAGCCGGGGAGCGTGCGGGTGAGCCGCGTACGGGGTCGGGTCGGCCTGCTCGCGGGTGCACCGCTGGCCAGGCTCGGCCTTGCAGGTAGGGCACCCTGTCGTCTCGACGGCAAGGTTCTCAGCGTCGGCCTCGGCCGCGCGCTTGCCCGCCTGCTCGGCGTCAAGCTCGGCCCTGGCCCTGGCCTCGGCATCCTGCCGCGACTTCTCGGCCGCGACCGCGCTCTCGATGCCTGCCAGGAGCGCGTAGGCCTCCGCTGGCTTCAGGACCAGGGACTCGCCGCCGAACGGGGTGACCTCGTACCCGTCGCCCATCCAGCTGGCCCACAGCGCCCGGCGCCACGCCCTGATGTTCCTGGCGTGCACCTGCTGCGTGAGCCTGTGCTCGATGTCCCTCTTGTCAACCGCCATGATCTTCTCCGATCACCTGCACCCCGCTCCCTGCGGGGCTGGTGGGCGCGGCTGGAATTGAACCAGCCCCCGCTGACCACGCGGGTTCCTGTCCCTGGCCGCCAACGTACTGGGGTCTACAGCACGTCAGCGGCGCAGTTGCACGCCCTTGCCGGCGCCGCGATCCAGGATCCGGGGCTGATCAGGCCCCTACCCCCTTCATCCGCGCCTCTCGCGTCGGCTGGCTGTCGCTCGTTGCGAGGCACTGCTGCTCAGTTGTCTAGCGCTTGCTGCGGATCACGAACCCGCCGTGGTCCAGGCGCTCGATCTCAGTGCCCTCGGACGGGATCACGTACAGCTCAACGTCTCCGTTGTGCGTGGTCATGCCCTCCAGCCGGAGGACTGCCGCATGCTCGCCGCCCTTGCGGATCCAGAACTTGGACGTGAACCCGCCGTCGGCTGCCTTGGGGCCAGTGGCGGGGATCCCGCCGTGGCCGTCTACCTGCGTCTCGATCCAGAAGTTCCGCACGCTCATCGGACTGCCACCAGCCCGGCCTCGATCATGTCCGCCGCCTGGCGACCGATCCGGCCCTGGAGCTTCCACGCCAGGCCGCTGTCGATCAGGTACTGGAAAAGCGCGATCTCCGCGTCCTCGTCCAGCGTGCCCTCATCGAGTCCGATCAGTGCGCCTGTCAGGTCGTAGTCGTCGTTCATTGCCCGGTCTCCCTCTCCGGTCTCCCTGACCGGTTCAGCTCGTATAACACCAGCAGGCCGGGGGTTATTCCCCGGCCTGCTCAGGGTGCCCTACGCCCTGCGGATCCTCCGGGCGACGACCACGGTCGCCGCGCCGCGCACCGAGTGGTACTCGCCGAGGAACGCGTCCGGGCCACGGCCCGTGTCCCACGCCTCGAACGGGGTCTCGTCCTCGCTCTCGGGGGAGTCGTAGCTGGCGGGCCTCTCCCAGTTGCGGGCGTCGATGATGTAGCCGGCGATGTCGCCCTTCCACCAGGCCACCCAGTCAGCCAGCACAGGGTGCCCGTTGCCGGGCGTGTTCGGCTCGACGAAGATCTGCCCGCCGTTCACGCTCCCGTCGAACTGGCGGAACTCCTCCAGGAGGCCGTCTGCGGACTCCCACTGCCTGCGCTGATCGCTGAGCGCCCATGCGCTGGTGACTCGCTGGTTGTGCTCCAGCTGGAACTCAATGATTGCGCTTGCCAGCCGGCCGGACTCCACCTCGACGGGCAGGCCGCCCTTGTGGCCGTGAAGCTGAAACCTCATGATCTTCTCCCTCGCAGTGCCGCCCTGGCCCTGCGCCAATGTCAACGACGTGCCAGCCGCGCGTATTCCTCGCGGGCTGCCAGCTCCTTAGCCGCCTCGAAGGACGCCTCCCCGATCCCCGTGTGGGGGTGGAAGGGGGCCATCCAGTTGCCGTTCTCGTCGCGGACCCGCAGGAACTCGCGATTCTCGTGGGAGTCCAGCTCTGCCGCCATGAGCAGCAGCCGGTAGAGGACTTCGCCCTCGGCCAGGCGGCTGACGTCGAAGGTGACCTCCGACTCCAGCAGCTTGGGCACCTCGTAGCGGCCCATCGCGTCCGGCAGCGACGTGTCCATCGTGTCGACGTGATATGTCACCTCGACCTCGGTGTACGTGTCGCCTGGGCCGGCGGTGAACCGCCAGCCCGGCTTGAAGGTCGTCCCGTTGATCAGCGTTATCGCCTTGTCCCTGTTCACTCCTGGTGCTCCCGCCATCCGAAGTAAACGCGCGGGTGGTGGGTGAACTCCAGGCTCCCCACCTTGCCGTCCAGCTTGCGCCGGGCGATCACGAACGGCGCCGCGAACTGCAGGACGTCGAAGTCACTGGCCAGCTGGCCGGTGTCCCACGTCTGCTGGCCAAGGGCCCTCGCGTGGTCCAGGTCGCTGGCCGGCTCACCGGCCTCGATCATGGCCCGGCGCTCCTGGTCCGCGTCCCCTGTTCCCTCTGTCCTGGTCACACTTCCTCCTCGGGAAGGTCGGCCCACGCGCTGAACTCATCGCACAGGCCCTGGTACACCTTGGTCAGCTGCGCCTTTGTCGGCGCCGTGCTGATCGTGTTGCGCTGCGGGTCATCGCTCGCGCGCATGTGCGAGAACCCCAGGTGATCATGCGTGACCACGTACGTGCAGCCGTTCGGCCAGTTCACCAGGGCGAACCAGCCCGTCGGCGCCTCCACGTCGCCCTCGGACTCCCCGTCGAACAGGTTGTCCAGGGTCGACTCGTAGACCTGCTCGGCCGTCGGCCGCAGGACGTACGCGATCTTCTCGTCCAGCGCCCTCAGGTCGTCCAGGGTGCCGAGGCCGACCTCGGGCGCGTCGTACACGCCCCCGAAGGACCGGTGCCTGCGGAGCGTGAACTCCGGGCTGGTGCGCGCGGTGCTCCGGTACTCGGCGTCGACCTCGATCTTGTCGAACTGCCTGCTCATAGCCATCTCCCTCGGGGCCGTCTCTCGGTCCCTCAGCCAGTATAACGGCTGGCCGGTACTTCTTGTTCCCGAGATGGAAAGCAGCCCGCTCGGGAGGGGGGAATCCCGAACGGGCTGCGCTCATTGGCGGTGCGCTTAGGCGCGGGCACCGATCCGCGCGGCCTCATCGAGGCCGTCGACTGCCTTCAGCTCGATGTCGTAGGCCCGGTCGGGGTCCTCGACGATCTGGGCGTAGGCGCTGATTGCCTGGGCGACGCCGCCAGCGGTGGGCTGGCCGGACTTGATGAACAGGTCCAGGATGCCGTCCTGCTCCTCGGAGGTGAAGCCGAGGCTCTTGGTGACCGCCGGAACCGTGTTCGCGGGGCTGGCGATCGGGGTGGCCGCCTTCTCGGTCAGGCTGGCGATCAGCTGCTCCAGGTACCCCTGGGTCAGCCACTGCTTGATCGCGTCCCGTGTCTCGGCCGCGACCAGCGTGCCGGCCTTGCGGAGCGTGTCCAGGCTGGGGGTGACGTTGCCGGCCTCCAGCTTGGATCCCAGGTGGACCTTGCGCAGGCCCTCCCTCCGCATCACCCAGCCGTTCGTGCACCGCACCATCTCGATCACGGGAGTCAGGGTGTAGGCCCCGGAGCCGGTCTCGGAGTTGGTGAAGTCGAACCCGATGAACGCGATCGGCGCGTCCTTCTCGCTGAAGATGTGGTGCTGCCCGTACTGCTGGCGCAGCTCGTTGAAGCTGCCGGCCCGGCGCACCGCGCCGCCCCCGTCGAACGGGGACCGGTAGCCGTCGAGCAGGCCAGGGGCCTGGGTGTAGACGTCGGGCGCCTCGAACCGCACCCGCATCCGGCGCTCGGACAGGTCGGACACGCGGGTGATGACGTTCACGCCCGCGTCCTGCACGCCCTTCATGACCGCCGTGAGCATGTCCAGGTTGTCCATGCCGAGCGAGTACCGGTCAGACAGCATCGCGCGGGCAACGCCCTCGCCGCCGTCTCCCCGGAACAGCCGGAGCAGGAACGCTCGGGTGTCGGCCGGGTATATCTCGGTCCTCGTGCCGTCCTTGCCGAACAGCGCCCGCCCGTGAAGGAGGCCGTTGACGTTGGCGTCGAGCAGGTCGGGCCGGTCGGCGCGAAGCCGCTGCACGTACTTGCTCGGGATCTCCAGCTTGCTGGCCAGGCCCTCATCGAAGACCTCGGTCGGCCGGTAGGTGCCGTTGACCGTCGAGACGCCCTCATCGGTGATCTGCGGCTCGGCGTTCTTGACGACGATCTTGCCGTCCTTCGACCACACGTTGGCGGCCGGGACGACCAGGTCGAGCTTCTCGGCCTTCTGCGTGTTGAGCAGGGCGACCAGATCTTGCGCGCTCGCGTTGCGGGCGATGAGCTGTGGTGCCATTTCCTTGCCTTCTCCTTGGTAGTGACTCTCACTTACCTCTGCAGCAGCAGAACGGGCCAAGTCGCGTCTCGGCGGCTTCAGGTCGAAACCTTACTGCCCCCGCCTACCTTGCGGTGAGACCCTGTTCTGCTGTTGTACTCCGTCTAACGCCTGGCCGGTACTTTTCATTCCCGGCTCCCGCCCCCTCCCCTGAAGCACGTGACGGAGAGGGGGCGAGCCACGCGCCCCGCCCCTCGGCCAGGAGGGTACGAGACGGCCCTGTAAGCGCAGCGCGGGATCCGGGTATTCCGTCACTGCGCCCAGGGAGGCATGGCCGGGCCAGCCTGGGGTGGCTGGCCAGGACCCTGCCCGTTCTGTGCCTGCTGGGGCTGCTGGGGCGGGTACCCCTGCGGCCCCTGCGGGGGCTGCTGCTGGCCGTAGCCGGGCTGCTGCGGCGGTGCCTGCTGGTTCCACGGCGAGGGCTGGCCTGGCTGCGGGCCGGGAGGCGTGCCGTAGCCGGGCTGCGCCGGCTGCTGTGGCTGGGCCTGCTGCCAGGGCTGCTGGGACTGTCCCTGCGGGGTGAACTCCCCGGCGCCGCCCTGGCCGGGCGCGAAGCCCGGCTGCTGTACCGGCTGCTGCTGCTGCGGCTGGCCCTGCCAGGGCTGCTGAGGCTGCGCGGGAGGCTGCTGCGGCTGTCCCTGGGCCATCGGGTTCCACGGGGCGTTCGGCTGCCCGTAGGGGCCTTGCTGCGGCTGCTGCGGCTGCTGCGGCTGCTGCGGGGCGAACTGGCCCTGCTGCTGCGGAGGCTGTCCCCAGCCCTGCTGCTGCGGCTGCTGGGCCTGCTGCGGCTGGCCCTGGCTGCGCGGCCAGTCGGTCGGGGCACCGGGGCGAGGGTCGCGGATCTTGCGCACCTTGTTGTTGGTGCCGTTCTCCCACTCGTTCTGGATGATGTGCGCGAGGCACGGCCGGCCCTTCATCGCCTGCGCGACGTTCTGCTCGTTCCACCCGAGCGCCCAGAAGGGCTGGTTGGGCGGCACGGGAATGCCGAGCGCGCCCAGCTCGCGGAACATGATGCCCAGGCCCGCGTTGTTGGGGTCACCGTCGTTCCTGGTCGGCGAGACGCTCATGGTGTGCGTCAGCGAGGCGCCCGCGTGCGGGCCGGTGGTGACCCGGAACTTGATCGTCCAGGCACCCTTGTCCCCGCTCTTGGTCGACCCCCACTCGGCGTCCTCGACCACCAGGTCATAGTCGCCTGCCTCCAGGAGCTGCCCGGCGGTCATGTCCGCCTGGCCCCAGAGTGCGCTGTAGTCGTACATGCTGCTCACGTGCGTGCCTTTCCTTCCCGGCTTAGGCTGCGAGAACCTGGCGGACCATGCCCTCAAGTGTGTAACCCTGGCTGCCCCGGTACCCGATCTGCATCGAGTAAGGGAGCCGGCCCGCTACCCGCTCGCCTGTCTCGAAGCGGGGGTGAGGGCCGATGAGCAGGTCTCTCGACCCGCCCGGCGACGCACCGAGGTACCCCTCGATGTCGACGTAGTACGGCAGGAAGTCCTGGGACTGCCCTTGCACCAGCGGTCGCCACTTGCTGGTCGTCTTGTCCCAGTGCGTGCCGGCCACGAACGCCACCGACCACAGCGGCCTGGTGGGGTGCGTGGTCAGGTCGCGGAACTGCCTGGTCATCGAGCTGATCTGCCGGAGTATCGACCCCCAGTGGTCGTACTCCATCTTCTTGGTGCCGACCAGCTTGTCAATCATCCTCTGCTGGCCCTCGGTGATCGAGTCGAACGACAGGCTGGCGAACGGGTGCTGACCGCTCGACAGCACCTTGTAGGCCGAGGTGATGGTGGACATGTCGCGCACCATGACCAGGCAGGACTCCCAGTCAGGGTTGACCGACGGCTGGCCGTACCCGGCAGTAACCCGCTGCCCCAGCTGGGGTGGCGGCGTCCGCATCGGATCCCACTCCGTCTTCCTGGACGGCGTCCAGACCGCCGTGCCCTCGACGTCGAGTATCAGCCGTGGCTGCGGCCCGCTGTCGCACAGCGTTGACTTGCCTGCCTTCGCGTTGGCGTGTATCAGGAACGACAGCCCCTGAGGCCTCATCCGTTGCCCTCTCCCTGTTCCGTGCCGCCCACCTTACCCGCCGCCAGGACCAGCGGGAGCAGTGAGTCCCCGTAGTACCCGTACGGGTCGCCCTGGGCGTACCGGCCGCTGGCGATCAGGGCGCCCACCCAGTCGCTGCCGTCGTCCATCATCGGGCACAGCGACGTGAACGGGCAGTCCCAGCTGCAGTCGCGAACTCGCGGGTTGGGGTAGGTGATCAGCCGCTGTGCCGCGTTCACGGACTCCAGCACGTTGCCGGCCTCGCGGATCTCGTCGAACCCGCTGCGCGCCATGACGATCTCCATGACCGCGCCGCGCACGGACATCAGCGTGGCCTCGATCGCCTCGTCGTTGAACCGGACGGCATCCCGCTGGTAGTAGGGCGGCTTGCTGGCCGAGCTGCGCTTGACCCGGCGCAGCGTGTTCATGATCCCGCCGTAGACCTGCGGAGCGCCGGCTGGCCGCGCCAGCCGCTGGATGAGCGCGTAGTGGCGGAACTGCGGGTCGAGCACCAGGTGCTCGTGCTTCTCGAAGCTGGCCGACGTCTTGTGGTCAAGGAACGACAGCATTCCTGACTGCTCGTCCAGCACCACCTGGTCCAGCTTGGCCCGCAGCAGCACCTCCGGCATGCCTGGCATCGGCACCCTGATGTCACGCTCGGTCGCCACCACCCGGAGATTCGCGTCGGCGCCGGTCTCGTCTACCCACTCCAGGTAGCCGCTGACCATGATCAGCGACGTCTCGCGCTCGGCCCGCAGCGCGGCGACGTCGGCCGGCTCGGGCCACCGGGCCTCGGCGTGGTCGTAGATCGTGGCCAGCGCCTTGTGGGCCGGGACGCCGTACCCGTACTGGGCCTCCAGGGCAGTGTGGATGCGCGTGCCCTGCTGCATCGGGCCGGTGGCGTTCTCGTCAGCCAGCCGCATGCCAAGGTAATACCTTAGGTACCACTGACGGCGGCACCGCTTCCACAGCGCGATCTCTGAATTGCTGATCGCTATCATCGGTGATTACCTCCCCCTCCACGACCTGGTTCTTGGCGATAACCCTCGGAAGTCCGTCGTCGGCTGCGCCCAGTGCCGACGCCTCGGTATCGAAAGGCACCTCGATTGACTGGACATTCACGATCACGTGCTCGCCGACGTCGTTCGTCACGATGATGTCATAAGGGAGCGGGAACTTGTACTGGATAGCCCATCCTCTTGCCTTCACGGTCAGCCTCCGGCGATCAGCAGGCAGATAGCAGATACAGCGCAGCACAGCCCGGCGACGTTGATGATGAATGAGGTCATATGATAAGGATTCTCGCGTAGCCAGCCCCAGTAATCCCTCACGGCGTCAGCATCCAGCGCATCAGGTCCGCGTCCCGTGTGACCTCATCGGCCCTCTCCTGCTTTTCCTGCGACAGCTGGAACAGCCTTTCCTCCACCGTATTCGGCGTCAGCGAGTAGATGACCCGAACCGGGTACTCCTGGCCGATCCTGTCAATTCGGCCGATCGCCTGGTCCGTCTGCAGGAATGACGGGTTCGGCTGCAGGAACAAGATGGTGCTGGCGGCTGTCAGCGTAATTGACTCCATGCCAGCCCGCGTGATCAGGCAGACGCGCGAGTCGCCGCGCTGGAATGACTGCACGGACTCATCCTGCTGCCATTCCGCCATTCCCCCGGCGACCTTGTCGTACTTGATCTTCGCGTCGGCCAGCTTCGCCTCGCAGATCGCCAGCAGCTGAGGGCTGTTCATGTAGACGACGAACTGCTCGGACTCGTCCTCGTCGGCGAGGAAGTCGAGCAGGTCGGCCGCCTTGTGCGACGGCGCCACCATCCTGATTCGCTGGGTGGTGAACCCGTCCCTGTCCTCCCCGTCGTAGGCCTCGATGGCGCTGGCGGCCATCTGGCACAGCCGGGTGAACGCCACGATGGTGTTCTCCGGGACGACAGTGGTCGACTCCAGCTCGGCCAGGGCCACCTTGCGCATCTGGTCGTAGGACTTGCGCTGCGCGGGGGCCATCTCGGGATAGCGGAACGCTGGCTCCAGCCGGCCCTTGTACACGCTGCCCAGCTGGGCGCGGCCGATCTCCTTGGGGATCCGGCGCACGTACGGCTGCACGATCGCGTGGAAGGCCTGCTCATTGTCCGGCCGCAGCCCGAGGATCTCCGTGCCCCCGTGCCAGGCATACTCCTTGCGAGCGAACAGGTCCAGGTAGCGCGACTTGGACGGGAACGCCACCTCGCTGATGCCGTGCAGGACCGGCCACACGTCGCCGACGTGGTCGGCTACCGGGGTGCCTGTCACCGGCCAGAAGCACCTGGCACTGTGGGCCAGGTACCAGGCTGCCCGCGTCTGCTTGGACCTGGCGTCCTTCATCCTGTGCGCCTCATCGGCCACGACGACGTCGAACGTCATCGCGTTCAGCTCCTTGGGGTGCACCTCGCACTGGGCCGGCGTCTTGCCGGTCGACCCGCCGTGGGCGTCGCACCGGACGAACGCCTGGCCGGGGTAGTTCGCCAGCCGGGTGTGCAGCCGGACGTCGGGCCACGGCAGGACGTACACGCTCGCGTCCCCGGCGGCCAGTGCCTTGCGCCTTGCGGTCGCGGTGCCCGACACGACCTGCACGTCCATCTCCGGCGCCCACCGGGCGAACTCGCGCTTCCAGTTCCGGCACGCGGCGGGGGTGGCGATGACCAGCGCCTGCCACCCGACGCGTCCCGCGTGGTGCCTCTGCATCTGCAGTGCCCGGATGACCTGGGGAGTCTTGCCGTTGCCCTGCGGGTCCTCCAGGATCGCCCGGCCGGCCAGGTCCAGCCACTGCGCCCCGCCTCGCTGGAAGGGGAGCAGCGCGAACCCAGGCGAGTGCTCATCCAGCTCATCGAGGTGCAGCGCGATGCCCTGGTCGGTCTCGCTGAGCACCGAGCGCCACCGGTACCGGTCCTTGATGACCTCCCACTCCTGGCGCTCGAACTCCTGAAGGGCTGGCGAGATGACGATGTGCTGCTGCGCCCAGATGGTGCGGAAGCAGACCCAGGCTGGCCAGGTCAGCGGGACGCGCCAGAGCGAGTCCTTCTTGCTGAAGTTGCAGCCGGGGATCTGCTCGCACAAACCGTATTCTGCCCGCGAGCAGCCGATGGCCAGGATGACCTGGCCCGGCGTGCTGTCCAGGTCAGCTGCTGCCCAGGCCACCCGTGCCCCTCTCGTCCGGAGGCAGCAGCGTACCGCCGAGCAGCACGTTCTCGGTGATGATCGCCAGCTTCCACTGGCCGGGCATCAGCCCGTCGATGGTGACGTGCACCGGGACGTAGAACACCGCCTCGATGTCGCCGCCGTTCCGGAAGGCCTCGAAGCTCATGAAGGACGCGTCCTTCCACAGCTCCCTGCGCACCGACGGGTGCATGTACAGCTTCAGGTCGTCCGGCAGCCTATTCCGCCAGAAGGCCCCGTAGGTGTCCGCCAGCTTCTGCTCGACCGCGATCACCAGCGCCCTGGCCGGGCTGACGGCAGGGACCAGGCCCTCGAAGACGGGGTCGCCCTCGTACGGGTCGGGCGTGCCGCTGATCTCGGTCACTCGCCTACCTCCGGAATGGGCGCCAGCTGCTGGCGGCTTGTTGCGAGCCAGGCGTCGAACTGGGCTATGCCGTCCTTGCTGTAGTAGTAGCTGCCGCCCTCTGAGATGTAGTGAACGCCGTTCTTCGCCGCCCACCGCCGGTACAGCTTCAGGTAGTCGCGGCGCTCGGTCCACTTGCCCCCCGCACCGGATGACGCCTTGGACGTGAACGCGCCGCCCGCCACCAGGTACGGGTGCAGGAACTCCCGCAGGGCGCTGGCGTGCTCCTCTGACAGGTCGACCTCGACATCCTGCCCGTCGAGGGACAGCGGCACGGTCTCGCTGGCGATGGTGCGCTTGCCCTCGGCCGCGTCGAGGTCGTCGTAGGCGATGATGCCCTTCATGACGCGCCTGCCCCCTTGAACTTCACTTCGGTCACCGGTTGCGCGGTGCGCTGGATCAGCGGCGCGATCCGGTGGAACCTCTCGACAGCCGCGTCAGCGGACGGTGAGATGCCAAGCTCCTCGCACTCATCGCGGGAGAACACGACGTGGTCGTCCGGCCTCTCGTACTTGTAGCCGGCCCGCTGGCCGAACAGGTCCCCGGTCGGCGTGTCGAACGTGCGCTTCTTGCCGCACCGCCTGCACGTGTCGGTGATCTGGTAGCTCCCCTGGCGCTCCAGCCTCGCCTCCATGCCCTTGGGGAGCTTGGTGTCCCTCGGCGAGAGCGTGTCGCTCGGGAAGTCGTGGCGGTGCATCGACAGGCAGATGAGCTGCCCGTCACTGATGCTCGCCATCTTGGCCGCCTTGCGCTGCGCGACCGTGCGTATCTGCGTGACCCTTCTCGCGGTCATGTTCCCTGTCTCCCTGATCCCTGTGCCATCTGCACGGCAGCCGCCACCACGGGCGGCGCCTGGTTACTGCGCAGCATCCACCTTACGAGATGCGCCGCAGCGCTTTGCGCGTCATCCTTGCCGGGCACCCACCAGCCGAGCGACTTCAGCAGGTGCTGGTCAGCGGCGTCCGGCGTGTGCTGCTGGGCCGCTGGCAGCACTGTGCACGACCATGCGTGCGCGGCCCACCGGCAGACCCCGATGACCTCTATCGCGGCATTGCTCCCCGCCCTGGTGAACTTGGCCGTGTTTCCCGTGATGGTGAATTTCTCCCAGCCGATGGCGAGGGAGTCGCGGTGAGCCGCGCACAGCGACCAGACCATCGCGCTGGCGTCCATCTGCGCGCACTCGAACGCGCACATCTGGCCGGTGTCCCTGTAGTAGGTGGCGACCCCCGTCATGCCTCCGGGGTCGACCCACGTAGTCACTGGGGTGAGCATGTCCCGTCGTGCCTCCCTGCCTTGCAGCACGGGCAGACCCAAGCAAGCGTCAGGCACGTGCACTCGCACGTGGCGCACCCGCATGGTCCCCGCTCGATCGTCAGCACCCGCTGAGGGCGGGTGCCCGCAGGGCCGGACGGGTGCGTGCCCGCCCGGCCCGCTGGCCGCCTGAGGCTCACTTCGGGCGGCCGGTAGGCGGCTTGCTGTGCGGCCCGTTGGCACCCTGCCCGGACCCGCCCCTGTCACTGCTGCCGGGCGACCCGTTAGGGCCGCTGCCTCCGCCTGGCCTGATAAGCCCCACGGCTGCGCCTCTTCCTCTTGTAGAAGGTCTTGCCGATCCAGATGCGGAACGGCCAGATCCCCACCGAGAACCCGATCCGTACTGACATCTCCCTGCTCCCTTTCCTGGCTTCACGCACTCCGGATAACGCTGCCCGGCAGGCCGGTGTTCCTCCTCAGATCCTGCCGGGTGCCAGCTGGTGCTGCTGGTCAGCTACCTCGGGGCAGTCAGGGTCGCGGTTGTCCGCCCCCGCCCCGTTGGAGAAGCTCCGCATCAGTGTCCGTCCTCTCGCACGTCGATGAGCAGCGGGGTCAGGCTACCCCCGTCGAACCCTGTAACTCCGGGCGCGTGAACGTACACGCGGCCCTTCTGGTCGAGCCAGCCGATGCGCCGCAGCGTAGCCACCGGGCGCCCGAACGCGTCGGACTTCACCCACTTGCAGCCGAGGTCGCCCCTGTCCCAGAGGTCGGCCCTCACGTGGAAGTCACTGCCCGATGACTCCCTCAGCGCGGTCCTGACGGCGTCCCTGCGGAGCACCGGAAGCTGCCCCAGGCGCTGGTACTTTTCCTGCGTGCTGTAGGGCTGCCAGCCGGGGCAGGACGGGATGTCCAGGCCCTTCAGGTGGCTGAACAGGTGCAGCTCATCCCGGTGGACATGCCAGCCCTGCTGTCCCGCCTCGGGGATGTGCACGCACACAGCCACCGGGTACTCCGGGTCATAGTCCGGGAGATTGCGAGGGTGATCGAGCAGGTGCGACGGCCAGACCTTGGTCATTACCGCGACCAGCGCATTCCGCTCGGAGTAGGCCTGGTCCTTCGCCCTTCGCTGGGCAAGGGCCTCCTCCTGCAGCTTCAGGGCTGCAGCGGCAGGGATTATCACCGCGCGGTTCAGCATGTCCCGCAGTACCTGCCGCAGTACCGGCGCGGAAATGGCCGCGCCCTCGTAATCAGCCAGCCTTTCCTCGAACTCGCTGGCTACCTGCTCCTTGCTCTCGTCAAGGCTGCTCATGTTTTGCGCCATCTCTCCCTAAGAATTGTCCCGCTCCAGGTAATGGGAACTGCCAACGACGTGCGGTCGGTAAGCAGCTCCGTAGCCTGGGCCAGCATTCTCTCCGCCTCCTTCTCGGGGAACTCGAAGAGGATCTCGTCGTGAATGGTCAGGTCCATGAACTCGCCGAACCCGGCCGCGTCCAGCTCGACGAGCTTGCGCTTCATCAGCACCGCCTGGCCTCCCTGGACCTCAGTGTTGAGGATCGCGTACTCGTGGCCCCTCGGCACCCAGAGCCGCCGCCCGTCGATGATGTCGGCGTATGGCCGGCCTCCCCGCCTCTTCGCGGCGTAGATCAGCCGCTGCATGAGCCGTGGCACCCCCGGATAGCGCCGCTGGAAGCCGTAGTAGGCCTCGCCCATCTGCGCCTCGGGCACGCCCGCCGTGGCCGCCGCCTTGCGGAGCGACGCCCCGTACACCTGCGCGTAGCTGGAGTTCTTCGTGTAGTTGTACCGGGGGTCCTTCTTGGAGACCTGCTCCCCGTAGATTCTCCCGCTGGCGAGGACGAAGAACGACTGGCCGTTCCGCTCGGCCTCCAGGAAGTCAGCGATCAGCTGGGCGTCGCCGCTGAAGTGCGCGGTGAGCCGCATCTCGAACTGGTCGGCGTCGATGGGCGCCAGCACGTGGCCGGGCCTCGGGATGTACGCGCCACGGACTACCGGCTCGTCGCGGTCGTAGGTCTGCATCGGCGGGTCGGTTACGCTCATCCGCGATGTGCGCGCTCGGCATGGCCAGATCGAGTAGTGCATGATCCCGTCGTCTTGCATGGCCAGGAACTTGCCCAGGTACTTCCCGGTCAGGTCGCCCGCCTTGCGGCACAGCCGGATGGTGTTGATCAGCGCCGCGTGCTCGGGGTAGGCGCCCGCGTAGAAGCCAAGCGCCTCCTTGGATATCGAGGGGTTGCCCTCCTCGGTGAGCACCACCGTCTGGATCCCGGCGCTGTTCAGGCCCCGCATCACCTGCGGCCCGCTGTTGACCGTCTCGATGCCGAAGTTCTCTCGCAGCCACGGCAGGGCCTGCGCGGTGAACCGCTCGATGTCGGCGATCTTCTCCCGGATGAAGGGCAGGTCGACCATCATCCCCCGGTCCATCATCCCCGCGCAGATCCGGATGACCGCCCGCTCCAGGTCGTAGGCCTCCCGGTACCTGGGCAGCACGCGCGGCCCGAGCGTCATCCACAGGTGCGCCGCCAGCACGGGGTCGAGCGCGCCGTAGCACCAGTAAGGCGCCCACGTGGCGGGGACGGTGCCCCACGTCCACCGGTTCGCCCTCATGCCCGCCTGGAGGTCTGCCTGGCCCCTCGCGGCGGTCGGGTCGACCTCTATCTCGGCCCGCTCCTTCAGGCCAGCCAGCTTCATCGAGTCGTCCAGGTGCCCGAGCGTCAGCGAGTCCTCGGTCTTGTGCCAGAGCGGCCGGATGCCTGGCAGGTTCTGCTGCAGTACGCGCCAGTCGTATCCGTGGTTGTGCGCGCCGAGAGGCCCCTCGTAGGCCATCAGGATCTCGGCCGCCGCGCCCGCCCAGTGGACGGGGAACGCCCAGCCGTCGGTCATGTCGCCCAGCTGGAGGAGCCGCATCCGGTCCCGGTAGGGGTTCAGCCCGCCGGACTCGGTGTCGAAGAACAGCGGGCACGGCCTGCTGTTCCCTGCCCACCTGCGGCACTCATCGAGCGCGGACAGATTGTCGACCAGGTGAAGCCGGACGCTCTGCAGGGCACCCATAACCGGATGACCTGCAGTTCCTCGACGTGGACGTCAGCCACCAGCAGCGCGGCGACCCTGCCCCACGCCTTGGCTGACGCCATCGTCTTGTTCTCGGCCGCCAGCCCGAACAGCATGACCGCCCCGTTCTGCAGGATGGCGGTCGCCTGCCACTGCACGGCTAGGCCTAGGCCTGCGCGAGGTACGCGCGCAGGGAGCTGGCGGGGATCCGGTAGCCGCGCCCCACCCTCTTGGAGCTGATCTCCTCACCGTGCACCAGGCGGTACACGGTCATCTTGCTCACGCGGAGGACTCTGGCGACCTCGGTCACCGTCATCAACTCCGGCCACTCTTCCTGTTCCATGCCGTCACAGTAGCACGCATGCAAGGGCAGTACACACCACGGCCACGATGATCAGATAGCAGATCCCGGTATCTTTGTACCAGGGGTCACTTCCGATAGCAGGCTTCCCAGGTCTGACGGCATTACGTATCCAGGCCATCTTCCGTCATCGAACAGCTGGACGCCCGCCCTTTGGTAGCACCTATCTACCAATTGCGAGCAAATGAGGGTATGCGAGCTGCCGATGAACCTCTTCAGGCCGGGCGCGGGAATGTGCAGTGCGTGGTCGACGAGGGCCAGGTAGTCGATCCAGCCGTACCCGGTGCCCCGGTCGGCCAGCATGTGCGCGTCCATCTCGATGGCCGTCCGCTGCGCCGGGGTGAGCGCGATGATGCCGGATGACCACTGGTGAGGGTGGCCGTCGTAGTGCCAGGGCCTCTCGACGGCGCCGCCCGGCTCGGCCTCGACGATCATCATCGGGTGGCTTGCGTCGCCGGGGTCGGTGCACACCAGGGCGTGGTCCCACTTCTCCCAGCCCCCGTGCCTCTTGCGTGTGACCGCGTCCGACAGCCACTCAAGGCCGTCGATAAGCCCGGACGTGCTGGTCGCGGTGCTGACCACGCAGAAGTCTCCGATGCCTACCGGGACCGTGGGCGGGATCATATGGCGCCCACCTTCTCGGCTGTGTAGGTCGCCTCGGTGAGCTGGGACCGGTCTGCGCTGGCGAAGACCATCATCTTCGCCCTCGGGTCATAGGCTCGCACCTGCTGCGCGACCTCGGCAACGAGGTGCGTGCCGGTGTTGCACCGCATGGTGGCCTGCCAGCCCCCGTCGAGTGCCATCGCGGCGCTCGGCTGGTGCAGCACGAACGCCGTGGCCGGCTCCGGGCACCCTGGTATCCCGCATCCTGTCATTTCCCTGGCTCCTGTCCTCTGCCTATCGTGATGTCGGTGCTGACCTGCGCGAATGCATCGTCGTTCTCGCGCGCCTGGACGAGCGCCCGCCAGCCTGGCCGGGAGACCTGCGTGCCCTTGCTGCCCGACCTGCCCCTGACCGTGAACAGGTCGGTGGCAACGTCGAGCGGGTTCTCGAAGGCCTTCACGTTGTGGCGCGGGAACTCGAACAGGACTTCCTCTCCGTCGTCCAGGTCTTCCAGCCAGGGCGGCTCGCACAGGTCGCAGCTCACCGCATCCGGCGGCAGGTCGTCCTTGGTGGCGGGAAGCCCGGACGGGGCGCCGCTGCGCTGCCTGCACGTGGTGTTGCCCGCGCGGTGGTAGACGCGGCTGGCGCCCACCCTGTGCAGCGCGTAGCCGCCCCCCTCGACCGCGATGATGTCGACCTCGACCCAGCGCGGCCTGCCGTCGTCCTTGCTGTCCCCGTGGCCGATGAGCCTGCCGTGGACGGTGTACGAGGCACCGTCATCACGGTTGGCGTACACGAAGTCCTCTGTGGCAACGGGCGTGTTAGGCATGCTCTCCCTCTCCCTGTTTCCCTCGTGCCAGGATACCCGCCGGGGAATGTAGGCTGCTATCGGCGCGTTCGTAGCCAATGGACAAGGGAGACGGATGGAGATCAGCAAGCGCAGGCGCATGTCCGTGCGCGAGATGACGCGCGGCAGGAGGAAGCCGGAAGGCGCCATGGCGTCGGCCGGCTACCAGGCCACCCTCGCCGCCATCGCCGATGGCCTGAACGGGGCGATCAGCATGGCAGGGCGCGACGGCTACGTGGACGTGATCGTGACGCTCCGCTCCGTCAGGTACGAGCAGGCGATGGCAGAGGTGCCACCGGCCAGGAACAAGAACAGGGAGACGGAAGATGCCAGGGAAGGGCAGGCGCAGGGCATCGAACCTGCTGCCAGTGAGGCGAGTCAAGTCGAGCAGTGACCCTGTGGGGCACATCATCGAGGAGGTCTCGCGCGCTATCCAGGCAACGCTTGACCAGCAGATCGGCGACATTTGCCGTGAGGCAGGCGATGACGGCTGGATCGCCATCGCAGTTAACATCCGGCCCATCGAGGCCGGCGACATCGTGGACGCGGTGATGGACCATGAGTGAGCGCAGGGAGCTGCCCGAGTCCTACCTGGAGAGGGCGGTACGGCTGGCCGAGCAGGCAGAGGGCCTGATCTACCAGTCGCCGGAGCAGGCAGCGGCCATCGCAGCGGTGGCCAGCGCCTACGCGCTGATCGACCACAGTCACCGGATGACGGACATCGAGATCGCGATCTGCGAGCTGGACACCGTGGTCCGGATGGCGAACGGGCTGGAGGTGCCCGAGCATGACTAGCGCGTTCCTGCTGGTAGAGGTGCCGCAGGAGATAGCCGGGGTGGTAACCGCCGCCCTGTCGGCGATACCGGTCGCGGTCGTCACAGAGCACAGCGCCGGGTGCTGCTGCAGCAACTGCCCGTGGGAGGGAGACCACCGGACTCAGCAAGAGCGGGCGGCGGCAGCCGTCATCCGGGAGGCAAGGCCGATGATCGCCTGCGAGGAGCACGTCGACTGCCCCGCATGCGGAGCGGTCGCGGGCCACAGGTGCATCGTGCGCAACCGGCCGGATGTCTACGCGAGCAGGCCGCACGAGGGCCGGCAGACTCGCTGGGTGACCAGGCAGGAGGGAGAAGCCTGATGAGCAGCACGAGGGCGGAGCTGGTCACCACCGGCTGGGTGCACGGGCTGACGCCGGATCACGGCAACACCGGGATGACGCTGGAGACCCGCGCAGACGGGCTGGCGGCGGTGAGGAACCGGCGGCTGTTCGTCAGGCTGCCGTGGGCCTCCATCGCCAGGCTCCTGGAGGCTGTCCCGAACCGGGACGTGCCGCTGGAGCTTCGGCCTGCGTACGCGCAGGTCATCGCGTACTTCAGGGCAAGAGGAAAGGGGAACCCGCAGTGAGCGAGCAAGAGAAGGCGGACGCCCTGAGGGCGTGGCTGGACAGGGAGATCGGCAAGCTGGTGCTCAGCCTGGACAACGGCACCGCGACGGTCCCGCTTCTGTCCGGGCTGGCGCTGGCAAGGACCCTGACGCCGGAGCAGGACGTCGTGCTGCCAGGCAGCTGGCCCAGGCTGCGAAGGCGCCTGGAGCGGGCAGCCGAGCTGGTGAGGTCGGCGCCGGATGCCGGGCAGGTCACCCAGTTCGGGCTGGCGGACGGGATCATAGCAGCAAAGATGGCTGCGGCCAGGATCGAGGGAGAGGCATGAGCGGGGAGACCGTATCAGGGAGGTCGTACGACCACGCGAGGGTTCGCGGGTTCGCGCCGTGGACGCCGCGCGAGGGTCCTGCTGAGCTGATCGGGCAGGTGCAGGGCATCCTTGAGGTGTACCGCGAGCACCTGCCGCTGACGGCCCGTCAGATCTTCTACCGGCTAGTCGGCCAGCACGGGTTCGACAAGACCGAGAAGGCCTACGCACGGCTGTGCGAGCACCTGAACCGGGCGAGGCGGGCCGGGATGATCAGCTTCGAGGCGATCCGCGACGACGGCACGACCTCGCTCGGGGCCGGCGGGTGGAGCAGCGAGGCGTCCTTCTACCACAGCGTGCGGTACTGGGCGCAGGACTTCGAGCTTTCCAAGCGGCTCGGGCAGCCCGTCCACGCTGAGCTGTGGGTCGAGGCGTCCGGTATGGCGCCGCAGGCGGCGCGGGTCGCCAACCGGTACGGGATCGACGTGTACTCGGCCGGCGGGTTCAACTCGCTGACCGACAAGCACGACACCGCGCAGCGGCTGGCCCTGCACGACCGGGCGGTGGTGCTGCACGTCGGCGACTATGACCCCTCGGGGCTGGCGATCATCGACTCACTGGCCGACGACATCAACGAGTTCCACGCGTCACTGCGCACCACCAGCTGGACGCGGGCCGCGCTGAGGGATGAGGCACCCCCGCTTGAGTGGCGCCGGATCATCGTCACGCCCGAGCAGATCGAGGCCTACTCGCTGCCGACGGCGCCGCAGAAGGCGACCGACGTCCGGGGCGAGCACATGGACTCCACGGTGCAGGCAGAGGCCCTCGACCCGGACACCCTCGCCGCGATCATCGAGACCGCGTGCCAGGCCGTCACCGACCAGGAGACCCTCGACCACGTGCACGAGCAGGAGCTGGAGATCCGCAGCCGGCTCATCGAGTGGGTGGACAGGGCCGATGCGTAGAAGGCTGGCGAGGCTGGGGAACATGATCGCCTGGGGATCTCCCCAGGGGCCGTCGATCATCATCGACTTCTACGAGCGGAAGGTCACGTACTTCGACATGTCACCGCGCATGGTGCGCCGCCTGACCCGGTGGACCCTGGTGAGGGGCGGCGGGTTCGATGCCGAGTTACCCGAATGGCACGCCGCGCCTGTCGCAGGAGGAGGCGATCCGGTTCGGCCGCCGGATCGCCGCCTGGCGTGCCCTGCACCACCTTGCCTGCTGGGAGCTGGCGAAAGACCTGGGAATCAACGTCAACTCGCTGTCCCGCCTTGAGAACGGGACGCGGGTGACCACCGTCGCGCTTGCGATGGAGATCTGCGCCTGGACCGGGATGGAGCTGCGCGGGGCTGGCGTGTCGCTGGAGGAGCAGGGGCTGTACCACCTGCGCAGGGACGGGCTGACCGGTGCTGAGCCACCAGTTCGCTGACCACGCTGCGGGGTGCGCGAGCATGGGGCAGTTCGCCGAATGGTACGCGGGAGCGCACTACCGGGTGCTGCCGCTGGCCCGAGGAGGCAAGAGGCCGCACGCAGTGCTCGGCTACGAGGGCGGCGTCCACCACGGTGACGTCGACTACCAGCTGATACGGCGCTGGTGGGATTCCGCGCCGTCGGCCAACATCGGGATAGCGTGCGGGCAGGGGCTGGTTGTCATCGACCTGGACCGCAAGAACGGCGCGGACGGGCCTCGGGAGCTGGCCGGGCTGTGCCAGGCACGGGGGATCGCCATGCCGGACGTCCCGTGGGCGCGCACGCCGTCGGGCGGGGCGCACCTGTGGATGCGGTGGCCGTGGGCAGGCGGCGTGCCGAACCGCACGGGACTGCTGCCCGGCGTGGACGTGAAGGGCGACGGCGGGTACGTCGTGGTACCGCCCAGCGGGCTGGTCATGCCGAGGCTTGAGGCCGGCCAGGAGGCGATAGACCGGATCCTGCCGTATGAGTGGGCCGGCGGCTGCCCCTGCACGCTGCCGGCGATACCGGACGGGCTGGGCGAGTGGATAGCGACCGCGCCAGCGTCCAGTTCCGTCCAGGATCGTCCTGAGCCGTTCAGGAATGATGCCGGACTGGTACCCGGCAACCGCAACAACGAGCTGTCGCGGCTCGCCGCATCGCTGTTCCGGAGGTATGGTACCGGTACGGCCGGGCTGGAGCAGGTAACAGCAACCCTGCGGGAAGCCTGGGAGAAGATGGACAATCACGGGTTCCCGTGGTCGGAAGTACGCACTATCATTACCCATGCGCGTGCGTACATCGTGAAAAGGGAAAGGGAAGAGGAGAAATGGGCGACAGCAGCAGATGCTGGGTGGCTAGCGCGGATGAGGCCCTCGGGTCCGAGCCGGAGCCGGGAGAGGTACTAGGAGTTCCGTCGTGCGTGGTCGAGGCGTTCCGGAAGGCGCTGCCGAGGGCGGGCGAGGGCTTCGCCACCGGCTACAAGCAAGACCTGATCACTGACGACGTCGCGGCGGTCGTCACGGGCGCGGTCATCCTGCAGTACAAGAGGCACCTTGACGCGGCGGTCCCGTATGAGGCCGGGCCGGATGAGGCGCCGCACGAGCACTCGCCGCGCCTGCTGGCGCACTCGCTCATCACGCGCCCGGCCCTGCTCGGGATGGCCGGCCTGTCCGTCACGCAGGACTGCACGCTGGTGCTGCTCGGGTGCGACTGCGCGGCATGGTGGGAGGTCCGGACGCTGTCCGGGCACTGGACACTCGCCGACCTGGACGGGGTCAGCTCGCCTGGCCTGCGCCGGGGAGGTGACGGGGATGCCCCGGCAGGCAAGCATGAGCCGCGATGAGGAGCACGCGATAGCCGTGGCCGTGGGGCTGCGCATCGCGAAGGCCCGGAGGGCGACGGGGCAGACGCAGAAGGCCCTGGCGGGGCAGGCAGGCGTCAGCCCGCCCACCCTGAGCCGGATGGAGCGCGGAACAGGGAGCGCATACATCGCCAGCCTGGCCGCCGTCGCGCGGTCGCTGGGCACGACCGCATCGGAGCTGCTCGATGGCCTCGGATGACTGCATCCACCTGCTGCCCAAGGCGACGTGCGCGATATGCACGCCTCGCCGGGGATCCATCCGGATAGAGACGCGCACCACGTACGGGCCGGCGGAGTGGGACGCGCTGTCGCAGCTGGCGTCGGAGGCTACCGGCGAGTACGGACCCTGGACGCGGGCCGAGCACGGAGGGTTCTGCCAGGGCTGCGGCCAGTACATGGAGCCGGGGATGCGGATGCGGTACAGCAACGACGAGGGCGGATGGACCGGAGCGTGCTGTAGCCGGGAGGAATAGCGGCGTACGATCGCAGGCACCACCGGATGAGGAGCGGGCGCCAGCGCCGGATGAGAAGCGCTGGCGCCCGCCGGCCGTCCGCGATCCTGCACCGGGAAAGGCGGAAATTGCTGACCATGGGCAATGTATCAGCCAGCGGGGGCACGTAAGTGGCGCGGCGGGGGGCACCCCGGTCATGGCAGTACCTCGTGCTGTGGGACGACGACGGGTCGCTGTCGCTCGGGGCCACGCGGGCGGCGCTGGTGGCGAGCGACAACGACGCAGCCGTCTGCATCGCCAATGAGTGGGAGGGGATGCTGCACTACGTTCCGGGGGACGCGCAGTGGTACGTGTGGGACGGGACCTGCCACCGGCCGGACCAGTCGATGCGGATCCACCAGATGTGCCGGGACTGGGCGGTGCGGTCACGTGAGGCCCTGCGCGCGGCGAGGACGGCCATCGCGCTGGAGATCGAGGAGACGGCGGGCGGGCGTGACCGGCGGCCCCCGGACGCGGCGCTGAGGGGCGAGCTGGACCGCAGGTGGAAGGCCGAGGGGTGGGACGCGGCCTGGCGGTACAACGCCGGGCTGCTGAAGTCAGCCGGGATGGGGTCGCTTGAGCGGTACCTCGCCGGGGTGTGCGGCACCGACGTCGCCGACTTCGAGTTCTCGCGCACCGAGGGCTACCTGAACTGCGCGAACGGGACCGTATCGCTGCTTACCGGCGAGCTTCGCCCGCACAACCCTGCGGACATGATCACCTACTGCCTGGAGTGGGACTACAGGGGAGAGCTGGCGTCGCAGGCTACAGGGTTCTGGGGCATGGCCGTGCGCGCGTGCGCGGACGCGGAGAGCGCCGACTACCTGCTGAGGGTGCTCGGGTACTCGCTGCTGGGGCGCAATCCCGAGCACTTGTTCCCGTTCCTGGCAGGCCCGGCCGGGTCGGGGAAGTCGAAAGTGCTTTGGATTGTCTCCCAGGTGCTGGGACGACTCGCTCACTCAACGTCGACAGAGCTGATCGCCCAGGTGCCGCATGGCAGGAATGCCAGGACTGAGAATTCGATACGAAGCAAGCGCCTTGTAATCATGTCGGAGATGAGTTCGAGAATCAAGCTTGACGAGGCACAAGTCAAGAGGCTCACAGGAGAGCCAGAGATCACCGTAAATCAGCACTACGCAAAAACGGAGATCCGGACTCCGGTTACGTGGCTTCCATTCGGCGCGACTAATGACCTTCCTAGCGTCGCGAGCTTTGACAGCGGGCTTAGGCGCCGTATCGCGGTCATTCCAGGAGGGGAGTCACTGGCGCCCTGGGAGATTGACGTGATGAAGGCCGAGAGGGTCCTGGCCGCTGAGGGAGAGGCGATACTCGCACTGCTGGTGAGGGCCGCCATGCGGTACTACCGGGACGGGCTTCCCCAGCCGCTGAGCGTGGAAGTCGAGACGGCCAGGTACGTGGCCAGCCAGGATACCGTGGACGCGTTCACCGCAGAGTGCTGCGAGAAGCCGGATGGCAGTGCCGCGCCGGGAGCCGTATGGGAGACCACGGCCTCGGCGATGTGGATGGCATACCGGGAATGGGCGAGGGGACTGGCATACCTCGGGCGCAATGAGTTCTACCTTAAGCTCGGGGCGAAAGAGGGGGTGGCATATTCATCCGGGCGACGGCGTTTCACCGGAATAAGGCTCAACGCGGAGTGGGCCATGAGGAGCTGACAATGACAATGGGAGTTCCACGGCGGCCGAGAGGCACGCTGATGCTAGAGGTACCGGATGCGATGCGGCTCGGGAAGAGGGTGAAGGCCTGGGCCATCATGCGGGACATCCCGCTCGGGCACGTCGCCGAGTCGATGAAGGTCACCCGGTGGCACCTGTCGCGGACGTTCAGCGGAGAGGTGCCGATGAGCGTCGAGCTGGCCAGGGACCTGTGCGCCCTGACCGGGCTGGACATCGACGGGGACGACGTGCACGGGCCGGCGAGGGACCGCTCGTGAGCAGCGAGCCGAGGTACCCGTGGGCGGCCCTGCTCGACGGGAGGTGGCACGCCGTGAAGGAGGGCGAGCACGGGATCGAGTCAGCCGGGGCGTTCCGCGAGGCAGCCTACGCCTGGGGGAGGCGGCACGCACTGATCGTGGTGACGCGGAGCCTTGGGGACGGCGTGCTCATGATCCGGTCGGTGGAAGACGGCCGGGAGGAAGGACAGGAGATGGACGAGGGCAAGCCTGCGGAGAACCCGGAGGCGGAGCTGGGCCTGGAGCCTATCCCGCTGAGCCACGCCCTGGCGGCGGTGAAGGCAACGCAGAAGGTGCTGCAGGAGGCGCTGAAGGACCGGAACGTCAGCCCCCAGTCGTACGCGGCGTACACGATGGCACTGCTGCCCCGGCTGCTCGACTACGGCTGGGACGACGACCTGCCGAATGCGCGGTGAGCCTGCAGCCGCCCTGGCCTGCGAGGGCAGGACCGGCACCAACCGGGGCTACAACATGCACCTGGAGGCCGTCCCCAGGTCGGTCCCCTGCAACCCGTGCTACCTGGCCCACCAGGCGTACGGGGCGTGGGTGCGGAACCACAGGCGGTGCGCGCCGGGACTCGGCTGGCCGCTGGACACCAGGAGGGAGGGGCCACCATGAGCACGGCGAACAGCCAGCGGGTGGCCACCGACGGAGACGGGTGGGTGCTGGTGCTCAACCCGAGGTGCGCGATGGCGCCTGCCGAGGCGATGGCTCACGCGGCCTGGCTGGCGACGGCGGCCGACCCTGAGGGCACTGCGTTCGGGGCGGTGCTGGAGGAGGTGAGGAGAGTGCGCAGCGAGGGCATAGGCGGCGACTGAGCCGTATAGCGTATAGCGATTCACTACATAGCAGGCGGTCACTGGGCAGAAGCGCTCGGTGGCCGCCTTGCTTGTGGACAACCCTGTGGATAACCTCGCACTTTTCACGCTTCATCCGGATGTACGAGAAAACTTGCCTACGTCAGGCAGGCAGATGAGCAGGCAGATGGACAAGACAGGCAGGTAGATGATAGGGCGAAAACAGGAACTGTCAAAGTTGTAAATAAGTGTAAGGCCTTAAACCTACTCTGACCTGGCCTTTTACTCTTTTTACACTTTTTCCTTAACGGTTCTAGGAATAGAGAGAAGGAAGGAATAAAGTAGGTAAAGGCAAGGATTAATTAGAATACAGGCTTTTAGGCGTATAAGGTTATAATCGAGCGTAGAATTGTATGAACTGTGAGTCTCCGCAGGTCAGCGAGGGTTTGAGCGGCCTGGAAAACTGTAGGCTGGAAGCTGTGGTAGGATACGTTCCATGCCAAGGTCGATAGAACAGCGGTTCGTGGTGTCAGGCAGCGAGAAGGCCATGGTCCTGGCCAGGCTGCACGAGACTGAGGATGAGGTACGGCGCATGTCCGAGTGGCTGCGCAACGGCGGCGGGAAGGTGCCAACGCAGGTCGCCGACGACCTGGTGCGGGCCATCAACTGGCTGGGCAGGGCACAGGGCCACATGGCGCTGTACGAGCCGGATGAGCGCGCGGGTAGGTTACCGTGGACAAGGCAGGCAGGCTGAGGGAGCAGGAGCAGGACGTGATCCTGTTCATCCGGCAGCTGTCGGTGCACACCAGCCGCATCGAGAGGCCAGAAGCCTGGATGCAGTTCAACTGGTGGTACGCCAGTGAACACAAGCATGCTGAAATACTCGTGAGACGCCGGAGGTTCTACGAGATAGTCCGGATGATGTCGTTCGTGCTTCCCGTGGGCCGCTGGTTCGAGTTCAACGTAAAGGGAGCAGGGATCATGGCCACATACCGCTCGTGGCTGGCGGAGCAGGAGAAGCGCGAGGACATGACGGGCTGGTACGCCCGCTACTGGACGTCCATCACACCCGGCCGGATCAGCGCGCCGCAGGGGATCGAGCGCGTGATCACCGAGAAGATCGCCGAGCTGGAGGAGGCCGGGCGCCAGGGCGACAACGTCGAGAACTTCGACGAGAAGCTGTCGCACGCCCGGTACGCCCTGGAGGCGCACCCCAGGGTGGTCGAGGAGTACCACAAGCGGGACGCGGTCAGCACTGAGGGCGAGCCGGATCCCGGCCAGCCGGTGGTCAACAACAGCCTGACCATCGTGGCCGACCCGGCGCAGCCGCCGGGCTACCAGGACGCGCCGGCCAGCCTCAGCGTCACGAGCGCGATCTCACCGGAGAACGCATCCGTAGCGCTCGGCCCCAGCGGGCAGGAGCTGCCGCACGGCGCCCAGAGCGCGCCGAACAGCCAGGGGCTGTGGCAGGCCATCCCCACCGGCCCGGTCAGCGCGTACCTGGCGCCGCCTCTCTCGCCCGAGCAGCAGCAGGAGGCCGCGCAGCGCTACATCCAGGCGACGTACGCGCCGGATCCCGGCAGCTGGACGACCGTGCGGGGGCCGCAGGACTGGCCCGCCAGGTTCTGGCGCATGGAGGCGAAGATCGACCACCTGACCGAGCTGGTCACCCAGATGCTGGACCAGCTGGGCATGCACGAGCAGGCAGCCACGCCCACGGCACTGCTGGCGGCGGTCGCTGGCGAGCTGGGCAGCGTCGGCACGGTCCTGGACGCCATGGGCGAGTCCGACTGGGTGCGGATGATCGCCGCCCACCCTGAGGCCGCCAGCGACGTCCCCTGGGCCGTCCTGGGCGTGCTCGCGTCGCGGGCTGGCGAGGCCAGCGAGTGACCTGCACATGGACGGCGTCCTCGCTGCAGCCCGTGCGCGGCGAGGGAGCGCAGGCGAAGGAGCTGGCAGACGGCACTGTCCTGGTGCGCAGCGGCCGGGATCCGGACGGCGGCTGGCTGCAGTTCACCCCGGCTGAGTGGGACGCGTTCCTCGGCGGGGTCCGCAACGGAGAGTTCGAGAGAAAGGGCAGCTCACATGGCAAGTAACTGGCGCAAGTCCACCTTCAGCATGACCAACGGGCAGTGCTGCAACTGCGTGGAGGCGGGCAGCTGGCGCGTGAGCACGCGCTGCACCATCAACGAGTGCGTGCAGGCAGGCCAGGGCGCCGGCCGGATCGGGATCAGGGACAGCGCGCTGCCCGGCGGCCCTGTGCTGGAGGTCAGCCCCGCCGCATGGCGCGAGCTGGTCAGCCGGGTGAAGCGTGGCTAGGCCGGACAAGGGCTGCGCGGAGAAGGTCAGCCACGTGCACCTGTTCGTGAACGTCAACGGCGTGTGGACCTGCACGTGCGGGGCGACGCGGTGAGCCTGGGATCGTGGGACCGCGAGCGGAACTACCGCAGGCAGCGCTACGGGTTCACCACCAGCGAGGACGGGACGCAGTCCCTCACCAGGGCAGGACTGGACGGCCCGCTGTCGGGCAGGCAGGAGCGCAGGCGCGACAAGAAGGTCCGCCACGCCATCGCGGCAGCCAGGTACGCCTGGGGCGATGCCGGGGTGGCCAGGGCATCGACCAGGTACCTGCGATCCGGCGACCCTCGCCGGCGCGCGTACGGCGCTTACCTGCGCGTCAGGGAGTCGCAGGAGGTTCAGCTGTGACGACGCCAGGGCCGGTCGCATCGATGTTCATGCCGCAGCAGCCGAATCCCGAGCTGGAGGCGGCGATGATGGCGCTGCACGAGGCGCAGGCAGCCGCCCAGCTGGAGCAGCGGGCCAACCTGGTCCGGTTCGCGGCGGTCGCCTGCAGCTGCCAGCGCCGCTACAGCTGGGAGTCCCCCGCGCCGCCGCAGCTGGACTGCATCATCCACGGGTCGCTGATGATGGACGCAGAGGGCAGGCTGGCGTGACCGCGTCAAGGACGGGCATGTGGATGTGGCTGTGCACGCGGTGCTGGCACGGCGGGTCGCGGGCTATGCGCAGCGACGTGACGTCCGAGGCGGAGAGCCACATTGCCAAGGAGCACGCGGACGACCGCACCGAGCTGAACGTGGTGCTGGTCGGCCAGGTAGCAGCCAGCGGGGTCACGGAGAAGCCGAAGGTCACGTGGGACTGGCCGCAGGCGAAGGAATGAGTGACGGGCATCACTGGTCCGCGTGGTACCCCATAATGGACACGCGAGACGGATGCGGGCGAGG